TGGCGTCCGGTGCCGCGCGGCTCAGCTTAAAAAGAAAAACGCCCTCCGAAGAGAGCGTTTTTCTAATTTTTAAAAATTACTTAGTAATTGCACAATAGCCCTGAATCTTCCGAGCCTTGCCCCCATCCTCAGTCGCAGGAATAGTGATCTCCTGCTTCTCAGCCTCACCATTCTTCACCAGCTGAGTCAGACGATAAGTAACCTTAGCTACAGTCACATCTGCACCCTCAATACGAGCAGCAATCTCAGCAATAGGTTCAAAAGTGTCGTCGGACAGCGCTGCACGCACAGCATCAGTCAGTTCATCGCCCTCAGCACGCTTCTTAGCAGCGGCCTCCTTCGCCTTAGCTGCCTTCTTATCCAGTAGCTCAATCTCCTTCTCAGCAAATGCCTTAAGATCGGCATCACTCAGCTCCATCTTACCAGTATCCGCCAGAGTAATCAGCTGGGCATAAATCTCACGCTTAGTCATCTTTTCCATAATTCGCACCTAAACCTTTCTTTTTTATAAATTTTATTCTTTTCTTAACTTCTGTATATATTATATATTATTTTTTTTTAAAAATCAATCTTCGTCTTTAGAGATTAAATAAGTGTCGCACTCTTCTACATCTTCCATAGAGTTAAAACCAAACAATTTGAGACCTGCAGGCGTGCAATTCTGAGCATTGATGTAGTAAATATTTCCACGCCACAGACGATGAAGCCGCTCAATAGGAGCAGTAAAATACTTCTTATACAATGTTTTTGTATATTCATCGCAATAATAATCAAGATCGATAAAATCATTGCTAATGGTGATAACTTCATCAATCATAATCATTCCATCAGGTCTTTCAAGACTTACATCAACCAAATTATAATTCAAATGCACCTCATTGGTCAGGCAACACTCTGATGCAGCTTCACTGAAGCAATAATCACACAGCCATTCATCATCTACAAGATGCATTTCAGAAGCATCAAAGCGATCGCCGCAATCATAGCAACGATACAGCTCCTCACAATTGTTACAAACAAGAGCACGCTCGTCATCAAAATCTTTACAGCCGCCGCAGCACATGCATTCACTCAGACCAGAATAACTCTGCCAAATATTGTCAGAAACATTTTTTCCAAAATAACCATGATGGCTACAAGAACCAAAATCATTATACATTGCATCCGTACTAAAAGAAATATGGACTTCATTTCCATTGGGAAGTGTATTCATACTATCCTGCCGAAACGAGATATACTCATCACTATAATCCCAAAAAGACAGCTCACGCAGCCAATCTGCAACAATCTTCTCCAAATTCTCATTGCAATAAGGATAACCCTTAACACCACAAATTACATCAGGGGTAACAATAAACAGCTGACGCCATTTCTTATTTGACCACTCATAGTCCTCCCAGCGAAGAGGCTCTTTAGCAGTAAGATATGCAACAATAACACACTCAGAATTCATCATCTCAATAGTGCCGCGGCGATATTCGCCGCCTTCAGTCCAATCCATGCAAGATGTCCAGCCGCAATCATTGTAACTCATAGTCATATAATCAAGAGGATGGATAGAAATACAAAGATTTCCTTTCAGAGTCTTCTGATTCAGAATCATAGAGTGCGCAATACGGAACTCTTCATACCCAGGCAGATCAAAAGCTGCCGCAATCTTTCCCAGAACCTTGCTAGTTTTACAGCCATTATTTACAACAAGCGTTGTTCCATCAGGCAGAGGAATTTTAAAAGTCGAACCACTATAAATATTAGAACTTAGACTCTCATCGTACAGCAGGAACTTAATTTCTCCATACGCACCATAGTTAGAATAAATCAAATCATCAACTGCTCTAGTAAATTCTCTACCCTTACTATCGTTCTGAAAGAGTTCACAAGAAATTTCTGTAGACATTTCATCCTGATTCTTCTCATAAACAATAGGCTTCTGAAGAATCAGCTCTCCATGGAACATATCTGCCAGATATGATTCTTTTGCGGTTTCCCAAGGACGCAGAATAGTTTCAATGCCAACTCGGTTGTTATTATCAGGAATGTTCTCAAAAGCATAGGCAGAAATAAAGTCAGTCATAAACTTCTTCTCAGTATCAGAAATCTTATTCATCAGCATAATTGTTACCACCAATCTTTCTTTATCTTTTCCTTTATCTTATATATATATTATATCATTTTTTTTATAAAAAATCAATAAAGCTCTCTGTGTCTAAACAGAGAGCTTTATTGTAACCTTGAGGTTACTTCTGCATCATAAGAAAAGGAAGCAGATTATCAATATCCTTATCACCATTCATAGCAAGGTACAGTATCATAGGGTTGCTTGTATCCATTTTGCTGCCGGTCGCAAGCATAAACATAACAGGATTAATATCGCCATCCTGCATCAGTAGGAGCGGCCACATGTTACCAAAAGGCTGATCCTTAGTAGGTGCATCAGCGCCATTCATATTAAACAGAGAGACAATCTTTGTCACAAAGTTAAAACCAAACATATTGCGGGTTGGCAGAATCTTCTTCTCCTCACCAGCAATGACATCAATGGCAGTCAGAGAAAGACCATCCTCTGCAATACCAACAACAATCATGGGCTTGCGGGCATGAACGATAATATCACCCAGCGCAATATCGCTAATAGCGACAGGAATTTTATAGATAAATTTGCTGCCATCAAAATTCAGAATATCTACGTCTACGATCTCCTTAGAGTTCGCATCATAAGAGACATAAACCCCGGCCGCATTCTTTACAGCCAGTCCATACATAGATATACGAACAGAATCACTAGTGCAAGGTCCAAAATCAAAATTAAAACCCTTCATTTTAGTATTCTCCTTTGTAGTTTCTTTTATTGTGTATGGGTCATTAAATGTAATTGTTGTGGAAGGAGCAGCAGTAGTAGTTGTTTTCCACTGATAATCAATAGAACTAGCGGTAGTCGTTGGTGCCCACTGGATAGAATCAGTAGAAGTTGCTTGTATTGAATTCACATTATCATCCTTTCCATAAAAATATTGGTAGTAAAGAAAAGTGCCAAGGCTGCCATCAGTAATTTCCAACAGAATATCAGTTCCTGTACGAATTAAAATAGACGTATCTCCATCAAAAAAGATTTGACTTTTAAGACCTTTAATTTGACGCCACATATTATATGGTATCTTTTTATAAATTTTATTTTTAACTGCTATACTAAAGCGATTTAATATATCATCCCAATCTTTTGCAGTTAAATTAATTACGCTAGCAATATCCATTAGTCACCTTACCTTTTTTCGCTTTAGAAATCGTTTTCGATATAATCTTGCCAATAGCGCCAGACAAGTACGATTAGCGGGCAAAAGACAAGAATCCAAGAAGGACTTCCACCGATCGCCGCATCTATAATATCCAATACTAGACAAACTGTCCAAATTATTGCACATGCCAAAGTCATATTTATACCTCTCCTTTTTTATTTACATTCAGCACATCTCGTAAGTATAGTTTGCTTAACACCTTTATATGTACGATGGTCTTTTACAGTACCACGTAACTTTTTTTCTGAACCAACTTCCCAAAACTTACTGGCTGTTGTCCATACAAAGACGTTGCCGCAATCATCACTCATAATGTGCATATTAGAACGTCCGTAGTTTCCATCAAGTTCAATAACTCTATCAACAGTCAACTCAAGATCGAGTCTTTCGCCAATTTCACCAATGAATTCAGAAGTGCCTTCATCATAAATCAAAGACTCAACCGCCATTTTAACCTCTGCTTCTGGCTTTACTTTCCCATCTTCATTACCAACCATCTCCCAAGGAAGCTGGACAGGAGTAACATCTTCAGGGAGGTCGGCGGGAATTTCTTCAGTAGAAATTATATACCAACCCCATAGACGAGTATAGCGTGCAATAGACTGTTGAAACCATTCAAGATTCTTATAAGTGTCGCCTTTAAAGATTGTAATGTAACCCTTTTGGAAACCAAGAACATCTTTTTGCGGCTTAAAATAAGTATCTTGAACACTTACACTAGAAGCAGTTATATCAGGATACATTTTCTTATATTCAACTTCAGAATACACACGAACCTGTTTCAAATTACCAGTTTTCGGGTGCTTAACATTAATATACTTTTTGCCAGAAGAAATAATAACTTCACCAATTTGTTCCCAGTTTGCGTAGCTCTTTGCAACGAGATTCATCTATTAAACACCCTTTCTTTATCTTGTATAAATATTATATCATATTTTTATGGAAATGTCAAATAGACCTTTTAACTAAGTAAGGTTGCATTTCATACCAGTACGATATTCAACTTCTTGCTCTACCCAAGCGATGTCCTCAGACGAAAAATCATCATCCAATTCAATATTTGTAGCCCCAGAAAGAATAAGATTTACAACATCTTCTTTTTCTTGCTCATGTTTTGCAAAAGGAAGAAATGCTGATCCATTGTCGTGATAATCAAACATTTTAAGCCCTCTTTAAAAAATTCCTACAGGAATAATTTTCATACCAATGTTCTTATCCGTATCATACCAACTAACAACGACTACTCCTACTTGGGCATACCTTGCGTTAGTAAAAGTTTTAGAATCTGTAGTATAACTAATAATGTTGTCATTCTTAGCAAGACAAGCACAGAGTGCTTCTTTAAGATTATTTGTATCACAATCATTATAAAGAACTACTACATTGTTTCGAGTATAGCGTTTTACGATAGTCTCGATAGTGTCAATAATAGAAACATTTTCATTAAGATACATACCACAAATAGGGCACATGCCAAGAGCAATGTCATCATTATTGCTCCAGTCCTCTGCATAGATAGGTTCGCCGCATTCAGGACAGATAAAAAACTCTTCGTCCCAATCTACATCTGTGTCATGGTTCTCTTCAACAAACTTAGCCAGCTCATTCCATCCATTCATAGTATCATTTCCTTTCTTTATCTTATATATATATTATACTTTATTTTTTTATAAAAATCAAGGAAGCCTTATAATGTCCAATAGGCTTCCTTAATTAATTAGCATCCTGTTCCTTTTGCGTCTACTCCTTGGCAAATAGGCTGGCTGCCGCAAGTGAGACATTCTGGATTCCATCGAGGTTGATAAGTTCCAAGAAGAATATTTTCTTTATGGTTTAGCCCCATATCTCTTGCTCTTTTGGATTGCATTGTTTTACTATCAGTCATAGCTAAGGGCTGTCCATCTCGATAAAAATTTGTTCCTGTCTCAATAAATGTAAACTTCACATCTGCGGCTTTACATTGGTCACTAATATGCTTTACCCATTCGTAATGACAAGGTCTAGCTCCATCATAGTTCTCTCCACCACAATTTACATTTTCTATCCAGCCTTCTGAGATATAAGGTTCCAGATTAATATCGCTTAGTAGCGGAGCGCACATAATTCCAAGTCGTTTAAAAGGAAGAGTTTTTAGAATTGGTAATCGTTTATCTGCCATCTCTTGGTTCTCACAAGTAACATTCATCATTACATGAGTAAAATCGGTTGCTTTCCACCAAGAGGGAAGAGTTTCAATAACACGCTCAGGACGCTTAGTTAAAAGATAAAAATATACATCAGGGCGCTGTTTCATAATTTCCCAACACTGATCACGATACTGGTCGACACCCTCAAAAAAGAAATCAGAATTCATACAAACTCTAAGCATCATTCCAGAAGGAACTTTATAATTACCGTTTCTATCTTTTTTAAGAGGATAATTAAAATTAGTTTTTAGAATTTTACATTCGTAAAAATCTCTACCATATCGTTTATCGAGAGTGCGGGCATAGCAATTAGCGCATCCAGGACTGGCTTCAGCGCATCCATGTGTAGGATTCCAGATATCAATCATCCAGTAGGTTTAGCTCCCTTCTATGTCCTCTTTTAGTTTTTCGTTCAGTTGCTTCATTAATGGTAATACGATGAACTGTAGGAATTTTTGCGCAAGGTCCAGATTTCATCAGTTGGTTCATATTAATAGGAAGATAGCCAATATAATCAGAGCATACGTTTAGGTGACGAGTATCTTGTTTTGCTTTTCTATCGTGAACATGACCATGAATATTAAGAGCGAAAGGAATGTCAATCGGCTCGTGAGAGAGCACGATTTGCGGCCCGATGAATAGTGCGCCCCCATAAACCTCGTCGAAAACTTCTGTATAGTGAGTTAGACCAACATCATGGTTACCAGCAATAAGAATCTTATATCCGCGCAGCTTTTTAGCATACTCAATATCTCCAATATCACCGAGAATAATGAGTGTGTCTTTTCGACCGACTTTTGAGTTAATGAGCTTCACCTGCTCTTCATCAGACGGTCGTCCAGGCACCCCAGCCGCAAGTTCTGTATCTCCGAAATGAGGGTCAGCATAAAGCCAAACGGTTCCTTTTTTATGCCAATGTTTGAAACAGTCATACAGACCAGCAATCATTCAGTATCGCTCTCCTCTTCTGGAATGTCATAAATTGGTAGTTCTAGAATTTTTTCTCTTAGATAACTCGGTTTATAGCCTACAATATCATTGTTCTGGGGACAGAATTTTAGAACGTCCTCAAGTTTAACGTATTTCATCTTTAATTCTCTTCTGTAATCACAATAGCGTTATAGATAATGACACGCTTCCCGTTGAGATCAAAGTAAACTTTGCTCTCACTTGTCTCAATATCGATCTGGCCACTCCACTGACCGATAACATTACCACTATAGTCATATGCAGTAACTGTGCGGTCGAGACCACCGCTAAAATTACTCTTTAGAGTCTTTACGCTTCGAGACCAACTGGCGCATCCAGTCAAGCTTACAAGCATCACGAGGGCAAGGACGGCCGCAATAATCTTCTTTTTCATATTCTTTTCTCCTTTGATTGATTTTATCAGATTTTTGTGTTATAATAAAATTAGTAAATGGAGGTGTCATCAAGATGAGGATCAGCCCAGTATTCAATCCACGATTCAATTTCATTCAAATAATAGTCATCAACCTCTTCATCGCAGTCTATCGATCCATAAGAGTCAATGAGATCTTGTTTGCAATCTTCCCAAGAGAGTATGCCATTGCATCCTTCATAGGACTGGTACTCTTCTACGGCAAAGTAGCGCGCATATTCGGTAGCCTCTTCTTCCGAATCAAATTCATCGGTAAGGCGAAAGTGCGCTCCGCCGAAACCTCCACTCAGTCCAGCATAAATGTCAAATTTTGCCATTTGCTTGTACCTCCTTAATTATCGTAGTTTTCGCAAGTGTTATTATTTTGTCTCATACATCCATTTTCAGGGCTGTAACAATGACAGCCTTTCTGACAAGTAATGGCGATTCTCTCGGGATTCATTACGTTCGTTGTAATAATCATATTTCCCTGACGGATAGGTTGCTGAATATACTTTGGGATTGAAGAGGGGTCGGTGTTAAATGTACAAGTATTTGCAGAACTGCAAGTAGGACAAGTACCAACCTGTTGGAGGCATTCATGGCAATATGTGTGTTTCAGAGTGCCATCACTTAGTTCAATAATTGGATTAATAGTGGGTTTATGACAAAAATCACAAGTTGCAACTTCACTTTTGTATCGAGAACAAAAATCTGCGGCGGGGTCGACTTTATGACCGAAAAGCTGACATATCTGCTGCTTTGAGGCGAGCAGGCCGCAAGTTTTACAGTAGCGTTTCATTTACATGATTTCTCCTTTAAGAAGCGCATTATAAATTTCTTCAGTAAGAGGGCAAAAATCATTGTCGATAAGGTCAACAGTTGCGGAGTCGAGATCTTCTCCATAAACGTTTTCAATGCGCTGCATAGCTTCTGTAAAAGTGCGGACGTTGCTGATTGCGATGTACTCTTCATGGAGCGCTTCATCAAAGTACCATCTCACCTTTGCGATTGCGGTAAAAGTTTCCATATTCATATAACTCCTTTTCTTTTATCTTATGTATATATTATACCTTATTTTTTTATAAAAATCAATAAAGCTATTGTGAGATAGAAAAAGGTAATTTTTAATAGTAACTTATTTTTATCTACTTTAATTAAAATGGGTAAAAATTTGAGGTAATTTTTAATAGTAGCCTATAATTATTCATAAAAAATAGGTAATTTATATATGAGAACGATCGGGAAAGTAATGCGTTTTAGGTAAAATTTCATAGTTGCCTCTGTTTTGGGTAAAAAGATTTATTTTTACCTATTTGAATTTTAAGTATAAATGAAGGGAGGTAGAGTATGGTTATATAGAAACGCATTCCTGCAAACACTAGTTTAGACATATTAACTTTTTTGAATGATAAGAATATTGATGGAGAATTATATGCATATTTATAGGGATTGTCTATGCCGAAGAAGAGAGAAGAAGATGATGGATATGATACTGTTGTTGCTAAGAGTGATATACCAAAATAGAGTATTATATGCGAGAAACTGGGTATAAAGAGCGCGAAGACGTACAGGGCGCATTTGAATTATTTGATTGAAAAAGGCTATGTAGAAAAAAGAGAAGATGATAGTTATCTGTTGCCTGAAATGGAAAATATTTATTTTTTAATTCCATTGTCGACTTTATAGTATTTAAATGATAACTGCCGCGATCACGTTATTAAGATTTATGTGTATTTGGGACAGAGATACAAGTATGCGCTTTCGTGCGGGAAGTAGTATGAGTTTAATTTGGAAGAATTAGGGGAGCACATTGGAATTAAAGTTAAGAATAATTCAAGGGGTTATGAGATTATAAATAATGCTTTGGAATTGCTGTATAATTCTGGGTTGATTGATTACTGTGAGTTCTTTGATGGGCAAGCGCAAAGGAAAAAATTGACAAAGTTCAGCTTTGAACATTCGGTTAAGCCAAACGAGTTTAGGTAAAATTTCATAGATGCTTCGACTACTTTTGGGTAAAAAATCATAGATTATCTAAGTAATAAAGTAATAGAGACGAGATAGAGAAAAATTCCGGACTTCGTCCTCCATTTTTCTCTATCTCTTTAGGGGCTACGCCCCTTCGTGTGAGAGGAGTTTTGGAATGAAATTTTTTCGGTGTGAAGAGAAGGATAGAGAAAGAGTGGAAGAGATCGCTAAGGCGGTAGATGTGTATCTTGACGCGGAAGGACAATTATACTTTGTACCTAAAGCCGCAGAGATTGAAAATAATATAAATTTATTTTATAATAATAATAAAGGAACGTTTTGGGAAACGAATTGAAAATATGTAGAAAGGAACGTTTTGGAAAATGAATTGAAAATTCATTTTCCAAAAAATGATTATGGATTATAGTAAACAAAGAGGTAAAGTTGGGACTTATAAAGGTATTGATGTAGTAGTATTGACTAGGAAAGAGTACGACGATGGGAATCTTAGTAGTAATGTTCTTTATGTCATTTCTGATTGGGGAATGCGCATGATTTTGAATGGGGATGTAATAGGAACTCTTTCTACTTCTGGAACGGTTACTTCAACGCCTATAGTTCCTTATAGAAAGAAGAAGGAAGAGGAGAGGAAAGAGGAAGAAGAGAGCGAATTTGAGATTGGGATACCAGATGGGTATTTCGAGCAGTATAGTAGTCGAGTAGATGAGTTTTTTAAGGCGATTGGTAGAGTATAATTTTATAGAGATTAAATTGAATTATAGAAGTTGTGGAAAATTATAGAAATATAATTGTAAAAGTTGTGGAAAAATTGTGAGAATCGTGAAAAATTATAAAAATTATATAAGAGCTGTGAAAAATTGTGAGAGTGACCTGGCCCGATCGGTTGCAGATACCCTACCCATATTTTCTCGTTATCGTTATCCTTATAAAAACAAAAAGGAGAGACTGTTTTAGTCTCTCCTAAAAATTTGCTTAGATTAAAGATTACTGGGCAGGCTCGTACAGCCTTTTAAAAAACGGTGTGAACATCTGTTCATGTAAATAAAAATGCCCCGAAAAATCGGGGCAAATTTTATTAAAGCAGATTAAAATCCTTTAGGAAGTCAGTGATCGGGTCAGACTTAATAATCTTGGACTCCTTTGTTGTAGAAAGATCTCCAAGCGCATCACAGAGCTTACTCAGCTTAACGATCTGAGGAGCCAGCTCATCCATCAGCTCAACAAACTCCTCACCATCAATATCAGTCTCACTGGTGCCCATCTCAGGATAGTATTCATCAAAGAAATCGAACAGATAATCAATAGCTACCTGTGCGTCCTTAACCTTCTGACTTTTCGCAGCCTTAGCCTGGCGCTCCTTCTCCTCTGCAGCGATTGCCGCATTCAAAGAGTCAGCGAAACTATTTGCGATGTCTTCTGCCTTCTGGCCACTCTGCAGCATGGCCTTGATTTCATCAGTACTAAACATATGTTTCTTACCTCACTTTTATTTTGTAATATATCTTTATCTTGTATATATATTATACCAAATTTTTTCACAAATATCAAACCGATCGGCTTTGTTGATTCTTCTGCTTTTGGAACTGCGGCCGATCGGTACATGTCTCTTTTTTTAAAATTATATCATAAATTAAAACCAAAGTCAAATTGCCTCGCAAAATTTGCTCGTAAAGAAACTTTCACAAGAACCAATATTTGCTCTGTACAGCTAACAAGGACTTACCCTAGCAAGACCAAACTGGAAGGCTCTGTGTTCAAACTTGAAGCATATGCGTGCAGTACCGATCGGCCGAGCATGGCAAGTGAATTTCGGGATCGAGGCGAATGAAGCATATGGGTCCTAGATTGAGCAAAAAATTCGCATATGGGGGTACCGATCGGAATTCGGGCCGTATCGCCCACGATCGGCCCGTTGTATCTCCCTCTACGATCATTATACCACACCCGGCCGCAAATGTCAATAGGCAAAATGCACAAAAAAACTGGGATTTTATACATCCCAGTTTCTTACACCATCATACCAATTTGCAAGTCGTTTTGCAGTTTCTTTTGTCATTGGTCCAACTTCTCGACAGTATTCATCGTAATCACTTTTTGCCCAACATTCAACAAAAACGTCACCGCCTCTAGTGTAATTGGCAAGACCCCACGCAATCAATTCTTCATAACTCATTGTATACACTTCCTTTCTGTATTATTATAATAGCATAAGAAAAGGGGTTTGTCAACCCCTTTTCTTAAAAAGGCAAGTCACTTTCTGCGACTTGGTCGTATTCATCAGTAATACAAGGAATGTCAATGAAAGAACGGCTTGCCATGTAATCTGCCATGTGAACACAACGGTCAATGTTAGTAAAGGGTCTATCTTCCTTTTCAGTTGACCACTGCCCCATGTGCGCCCGCACAGCATTCAGCAGAAATTCAGACGGGCGATAATCGCACTCAAGCGCAAAAGCGTTAAACATAGTTGCCGCATTTGCCGCATGATTTTTGTATTCATCCTTATTCATTTCTTCACTCATGCCGTACTTAGCAGTATCATGGATAATACAAGCCGCAATTACATAATCCTTGTATTCGGCTCTCATGTATGCGTAACTTGACATCCTAAGAAGTTCTTCAGCAAACATAACTACGGCTTTAGTGTGGCGAACCAAACCACCATAGCCCTGAGAAAAAGCGGGATGGAATTTGCCAGAAGAAGAAGCACCGATTTGCCAGAAATAAGCAGGTACACGTTCATCAAGATAGCTTTTAACCACCATGCGCAGTTCTTCATCCACAATGAGGTCAAGTTCACGTTCAAAAAATTTAGAATTATTCATAGTATCAAACCTTTCTTTTGGAAACCACTGTTTCCCCTGATTACAGATATTATTATACCAGCATGAACGGTATTTGTCAAGAGGTTTTTCGGGAAAATTTTTATTCGTCATTTTATACAAGTTTGCGGCATGAAATTTGTGCAATCTGGGGTCTTGACAAAATATCGGTCGCTGCGACCCACAGCGACCGACCATTATAGCACATTTATTTGAAAATGTCAATAGGTAATTTTGCACAAAAAAGTTGCCCTCAAATGAGGGCAACTTGGTAAACTTTACGAATTTTCACAGGGACAGATTTCGGCACTTTGTACAAAACAAAGCGGTCATTTCGTACAAATTCACCAATTCCCATTTCTTGCCAAAGCGCACGGTTTTTATCTTCGTATCTAAGAGTATTATATTTTGAAAGAGGTAGTGACCAAAGGTATTGAAAATTTCCATCTTTTGGCATTGTATAACAGGGTGATTTTTTATAATTGCGTGTATGCTCTTTTTGTCTGCGTTCGAGGTCGTTTGTCGTACCAATTTTTAGAATAAAATTTTTATCTTTATCAAAATAATAACCAACATAGAGAAATTCTTTCATTTTACCACCTTTTTTACTAGTTTTTTAATAAAAAAGGGGCATTTCTGCCCCATTTTTATTACTTTTTGGGCTTTCGCTTCTGTACAAGGGTCAATTCAAAGCAATCTTCACCGATTTTGAAAGCGATTTGCCGCTCTTTGTTGGTTATTTCCACATTTTCGGTAGAAAATTCACTCTTTTCAGTCAAAAAAGTTGCCAATTCCGCAATCAATCCGCCTTTTGTGGCGTTCGGTTTGCGCTCACGGGGCTTTTTATCGAATGTGATAGGCTTTTTGCGCTCTCTCACGTTTGCCAGTTTTGCGGCAAGTTTTTCCTGTTCAGGGCTAAGGTCAAAACTCATGCGTTCACCACGGTCGATTGCCTTATCATCTTTCAGAATTTCGTCTGCTTCTTCTGCGCTCACGTTCAAAATACGCATAATTCTTTCTTTCTGGTTTTCTGCCATGAAACCGCCTCCTTACGATACTTATTATAGCAGATAGGGGGCAGCTTGTCAAGCCCCTATTTTAATTTTTTGGCGCAGGGGTAGAGGGCTTTAGCCCTCTACCTTGGAAAAGTACGCCTTGCGCTTCTCTTCCGTGCGGATGACAAGACCATCGTCTTTCATCTGGCGAACAATAGCGGACACCTTAGAAGTAGACAGACCGGCGCACGGCTCGAACTCCTTAATCATGTCACTAATGGTATACTGCTTACCATCTTCCATGCTATCCAGAATAGCGGTCTTGAGAACTTCATTTGCCTGCTGTGTAGCAGTCGGCTTCTTCTCAGAACTATTCTTTCTGGTAAGAAGTTCCAGTTCATGGTCGATGAAGTTAATGACTTCATCGTAGTTGGCTGCGCTGGTCGGATAGGAAGAACGCAGAATCTGGAAGTAGTCACGCTTAGTCATTTTCTTGTTGCTCATAGTATCAATTCCTTTCTGGTGTTTTAGACTGTCCTTGTCTTTATGTATGTATTATACCATAGGTCGAGCAGCTTGTCAAGTGTTTTTTTAACTTTTGTAAGAACTTTTGCTCTCACTCTTGATTTGCTCCCCTTCCCTTGGAACAATTATAGTATAGCACATAGGAGTATAGATTGCAATAGTCAAATTGCACAAATTCGGGAAAAAATAAAATCAGATTTTTGTGCAACTTTTCTCTTGACAAAATGCGGCGATGGTGGTATAATGGAAATTTCGCCGCGCATGAACGTGCGCGGCGCGCTGGAAAAAGATGGAGAGGGTTGCCCCTCTCACATCTGGCTAATTACGCCAAATTCTTCCATGTTGGTAGCATTATCCAGAAAAATGATTTCTCCATAGGTCTGGACTTTGATATCGCCAAAAGTTGAAGTATACGCACGAATGGCTTTGACCACATCATTCCACGCCTTTTCCTCTCTCTCGAATCTCAACCGGTCTTTCTTCTGGAGAATGGCGTCGAGAATTTCATTTAATTCATTTTCGTTAAGGCTTTCTACATCCAGCTTCATTTTAATCATCCTCCTTTTCTTCAATTCCGATAATCTCATAAATGTTACTGGGCAGAGGCTTATCTTCTTCAACTCGCTTCCAGAAATTGGCTCGAGCCTCTATCTCGTCTTTGGCTTCGACTTCGCAGTAACCAGAAAAGTCAACGTAAAATTTCATGTTATCAATTCCTTTCTTTTGAGGTGTTCCCCTCTTGATGGTTTAATTATAGCACCAAGAGGGGAATTTGTCAAGCTTTTTTTCAAAAACTTCTGCAATCATGTCAAGATTTCTTTGTTCTTTTTCCAGACTTTTCCACTCGTTTTTATAATCGTCATAGAAAAATCTACCTGTCAGATTGTATCCGTATTCATCTACGCAAGGACACATAAAACCTTGATAATCACACAATCTCCTCAAAAAACTTGAGGCTGTACCTGTTAGAACTTCTACATACATTACTTCACCAAAATCAAATTTTGTGTTGTAACGAATGGGGTTATGGTTATTATCGTAAAAATGCAAGGCATTTGTTACTTTTTTCCCCTCTAGTAGTAGTTCGTACTCTTCGCACTCATTTTCATCGTCAAATTCTTTTCCATCATCTGCAATGAATTTAATTATTTTTATCATGCTTACTATTCCTTTCTTTTCTCTTGATGGTATTATTATACCATCAAGAGAAGGATTTGTCAAGAGTTTTTTACAAAGTTTTGCTTTCACTCACAAAATATTTTGCTTCGTGCTGACTTAACAGGTTTTTAACTTCTGCACTGTCTGCCTGAGTAGGACAATAGAAATTGAAAAGATAATACTTGTTAATGTCAACATAATTAAAAGACAAATCTTGATTTTTTGCTTCTGCAATTACTGCTTCAAATTCTTTCTTTGGAATAGTGACTTCTATTTTCCACAATTTGTCTTTTCTCAGCTTTTCCTCAAACAGCTTTACCAGATACACACCAACAAGATTGCAAGCACCAACAACAAGAACTTTTTGCCAAGTCGGCAGTTCGCATACCATGTAAATAACTACCACAGTATAAAGCCCATAAGCAACAGCATTTGCAACAGCGGCAACTATCTTGTTACCTTTGACTGTGCAAAGGCTTTTAATAGTCTGAATAATAACATTAACTACGTTCAAAAGAACAAATGTCCAAAACAAATTCATAGTATCTACTTCCTTTCTGTATTATTAGTATAGCACAGGGAAAGGGATTTGTCAACCCCTTTCCCGCACTTTTTTAGAAACAAAAACGGAAGATAGAACCAAGGGCTATAATCTCAATAGCGCACCAAATGAGCTTACCAAAATGGGGACGTTCTTTAGCAAGTTCAAGTGTGAAACGGACGGAACAACCGGCAGTGCAAAGCATAGAACAAATGAGAATGTAAGTATTCATGGTTATCAATTCCTTTCTTATTTTCTGTAATTATTATACCATATTTTTTTATAAATGTCAAGAAGATTTTTTATCTGGTTTTTCTTTCCTCTTGATGATACTAGTATAGCAGGTTTCAGGAAAATTGTCAATTGTCAAATTGCACAAAAATGCGATTGAAAATTTGTGCAATCTACCACTTGACACAAAAACCGGCCGCGAGGTCTGTGCGCGGCCGGCGCAATTATACCACACTTTTTTAGATTTGTCAATAGGCAAAATGCACAAAAAAGAAGCGGGAACTTTGTTCAAGTTCCCGCTTTTGGTAGATGGTTAATCTACAATGCGCTTGAAATAAGCCTTGCGCTTATCCTCAATGCGCTCGACCTGTCCATCATCTTTCATCTGGCGAACGACCGCCGAAACCTTGGATGTGGAAAGTCCCTCACACTCAGGAATTTTCTTGATAAGCTCAGAAATGGTGTACAGCGTGTTCTCAGCCATGCCATCCAGAATAGCAGCCTTGAGAACTTCATTCGCCTGCTGAGTAGCAGTCGGCTTCTTCTCAGAGGTATTCTTCTTTGCGAGCAGTTCAAGCTCATGGTTGATGAAGTCCACAAGAACCTCATTCTCTGCAACTGCGGGAATTGCGAGCAGTGCGTTAAAGTGGTCACGTTTGGTAATCTTTCTAGTAGTAGCCATGGTATCAAATCCTTTCTGGTTTGTGAGGTGTCCTTCCTCTTTATGTATGTATTATACCATAGGTTGAGCGACTTGTCAAGAGGTTTTTTCACATTTCAGAAATTTTTTTCTGCCTTGGTGTTCCACTATTGACTGAGCCGCTCTCCCTTGGAACAATTATAGTATACCACTACCCTTACAGTATTGCAATAGGCAGACTGCACAAATTCGGGATAATTTTTATTTTATTTTTTGTGCAACTTTTCTCTTGACAAATTGCTGGGGGCGTGGTATACTATAAATTTCGCGCCGCACAACTGTGGGCGGCGCGACCAAAAAGTCAAGTAAAAAATTGCACAAAAAAGTGCTGGGATTTTTGTGCAAAATCCCAGCTTCATTTAACTCCGTGGCGCACTTAGCACCACTTTGTATTTTTTTCCATTGACAGTAAATGTTATTTCACGTTCAGGGTTACCAATGGAAATGTTTTCCGCTTTGGTTGAAAGGGCGTTAGTTAGTAAGTCAATCAGTTCTCGCTTTACTGTATCAACTTTGCGCTCTCGTTTAATCGGCTCTGTTGGCTTTTTGCGGTCTGCTTGTCTTGCCTTTTTCGCTCCCTTTTCTAGCTCAGGGTCAAGGGTAAAGAGCTTTTCCCCTCTGTCAATGCGTTTATCAGTCGCTAAAACGTCAGCAATTTCATCATCAGTCATTCCCAGTTTTTTCATGGCTGTGACTTGGCTATTCTCCATTTAATCGCCCCTTTCAAGAGGTGGGCGGGGATTTCTCCCCGCCCTGTGGATTAGTCAGCAATACGCTTGAAATAAGCCTTGCGCTTATCCTCGATACGCTCAACCTTGCCGTCATCCTTGAGGAGACGCACAACAGCGGACACCTTAGAAGTGGACAGTCCCTCGCAAGCAGGGAAGTTCTTAATCATGTCGCTGATAGTATAGAGGGTGTTATTCTCCATAGTATCCAGAATGTCCTCCATCAGCTTGGCGTTTGCCTGCTGGGTTGCGGTGGGCTTCTTCTCGCTGGTATTCTTCTTGGCAAGAAGTTCCAGCTCATGGTTGATGAACTCAACCAGTACGGGGTTTTCCGCAACTGCGGAAATGGAAAGCAGAGTGTTGAAATGGTCACGCTTGGTAAGTTTCTTAGTAGACATAGTATCAATTCCTTTCATGCGGTAGGTCGCAACCCTTATTTTTTTTATCTGTAAGAGGTTTCCCTCTTTACATTCTTATTGTACCACACTCAGTGGAGTTTGTCAAGAGTTTTTTTATTTTTTCTTGGGAACTTTTTTGTTCCCTCTCCCCTTAACTGTACTTATTATAGCACAGTAAGGGGAGTTTGTCAAGAACTTTTTTACCACTTAGGGAAACATTTATTGAACTCGTCACCTTTGCAATCGTACTGATGGGCATTTTTGGTAAAGCGCTTATGCAGAGAATAGCACTTGACAAAAATTGCCATTTCAATCATTGCGTCAGAAAGTGCCGTGTGTTCCTCGCAGTAGTCAGGATTTCCACTAATAAATGCGTAAACCGATTCCGCAGAAGTTGCGCAAGACTTTTTGCTTCTGGACTGCATTTCATGCTCATGGCAAAATTTGGAATAGCCTTTCTGGTGAGTAATAGTCTGCAATGCCATCAGATACAGGTCAATAAACTCAAAATCTTCCAGCAGGTCACGGCAAGCAGTCTTAATAAAATCAAAACCACTGTTATACGCCATCACATACTTTACATTGTAAAAGTGACACAAATTCCGCAGAATAGAAACCGCTTCATTCTCAGAGGTTACAGCGGACATTGTGCCATTCGTAAGGCGCTCCGCATAAATGGGGAAATTCTTCTTAGCGTAATCATCGTTGCGGATTTCCTCGTAATGTTCCATTACAAGCATAGAACAGGTCGCAAAGATATTACCATCCTTATCATGGATAACAGCACCAAGATTATACATTCCCGTAGGTGCAGACGCTCCGCCAACAGTCTCAGTATCAAGTGTACAGTAAATTGTTTTGTTCATGTTTATCACCTTTTCATTTTATTGATTGGGGCTTGCCATCGCTTCCCTCAATCTGTCATTATTATACTACATGATAAGCCTATTTGTCTATTGGCAGATTGCACAAATTCGGGAAATTTTCTGGGCGCATTTTTGTACAAATTGCCTATTGACAAATTGCTGGTCGTGTGGTATAATGGAATTTCGGCGCGCCTGGACCGTGGGCGCGCCGCCAAAAATCAATTGGTCAAAATGCACAAAAAATGAGATGGAAAACCATCCCATTTTTTTTATTTATAGGAGAGAGGAAAGAACTTCCAGCAGGTCACAGGCTGTGGGGTCAATGGTCTTTCCCAAGTGCCAACCATTGCGAACTTTTGCGTTATCATCAATCAGGATTGCATAATCTGCGCTTTCCCGTACACTATCCGCCTTTGTTGCCCCATACTGGACACCATGAAAACGGTCAAATACAAAACCCCACTTGTCAAGCCAAGCCTTTTTCGCAATTCTTACAGCGTTTTTATATTCTTCGCTGGAATTCATGGACAGCCAAGTAATAATTCTGATTTCCCAGCCTGCCTTTTGGAGCAGTCGCAAGATTTCATTCAGCTTGTTCATGTCCCACATAGGGGAAGCGTCCTCATAGGGGCTTGCGTCCTCTGCCCGCAGTTTAGGCAACCAATTTTCTACGCTGTACAGGTCAGCTATCGTTCCGTCCATGTCGAAGCAAATCATTTTATTCATTGTATCAATCCCTTTCCTTTACTGTATCTATAGTATACACCTGTACAGCGTTTTTGTCAAGATATTTTTCTAAAAGTTTTTTCTTCTTCTTCCCATGCGTAGAAATGTCCGCTTGTAGTAGTAATAATAATTGTTCCAGTATAAACGGCTTGTCTGATACTCTGAATTAAAGTATCAGGGTAAAGCATTGCCCATGCTTTAATAGGTGCTACCAAATCACTAGCCCACATTTTCAGTCACTTCCTTTCTTTTAAGCAACTTCTTATAAGTTTTTTCTCTTTCTCTGTGTAAGTTACACCCTTTGAATAGGTCACTAGGTTTTCACAGAAATAATTTTTTCCCTCTTCAAAAGGAAAAAGGTCTTGAAAAGTTTTTATTGTTTCATCTCTATCCTTTTCTCTTTCAAAAAGAAAATTCTCCCCAGAGCCGCAATCATGCAACAGATAAATATACATCATTTTCTTTACTTCCTTTCTTAATTTCTATAGTTATTATACATCAAGTCTATTCATTTGTCAAGAGGGAATTGAAGTCAATTCAATAATTTCTCACAACTTTCACAAGTGTAAAAATAGTGTGTTCCATCGTTGCGGACATACTGAGCATTAACGAGTGTCCATTGCGTTTCGCAATTGTAGCAATTTCCATCATTCCATAAGTTCTTATTATTTGAACTCTCTAACATCATCATTCCAGTAATAGCGCCACTAATCAGCACAGATACAGCGATAGAACCTACCGCTTTTTTCCAACCGTGACTGTCTGCAAAAAATATCATAGAAAAAAATAGCCCAATAGGTATTGAACAAAACACTAAAATAATAATAATCATTTTTATACCTCACAAATACTGTCTAAAAAATCAACGATTTTATAGTATGCGTCATTCACATCATTTACATTATTATTACTGCAAAAATCTCCAAATCTTTCCTCTGCTTCACCATATTCTTCAATTAAATTCATCAGGTATTCACGTTGTTCTGTAGTCATTATTAAACCTCCTCTCTATAAGCATCTGTCAGCAATTCCCAGATTGTCATGTATTCTTCATAACTAGTTGCGTTAATGTTCGCAAAATCGTTAATGAGTTCCTCAGTAATAATACCATCATGCTCATTGTAATATTCTTCCCATGCGATTGCCAGTTCATTCATTGTCATTTTTATTACCTCTTTCCTTGTTTTCTGAATACAGTATACATGATTTCGGGATAAAAGTCAATCGTCAAATTATACAAAAATGCGATTGAAAATTTGTGCAATCTACCACTTGACACAAAAACCGCGCGCCACAGCCGACAGCGCGCGGTCAAATTATACCACATTTAGGGGTCTTTGTCAATAGGCAAAATGCACAAAAAAAACGGGGGCAAAAGCCCCCATTTTTTACTTGAAAAACTCATTAAGTGAATGATTTACTCTCCAATCTTTCCAAGGCAGTTTTCCTACTTCCTCTTTTGCACCATCCAACCCATTTAGCAAAGTAACAAGCTGATTAAAATGCTTGTTCACCTTGTCCAGTTCACGGAAAATAGTTCTCATTTCACCCGCTCTCAGGGAATTATCAACCAATCGCCATTCATTGACATAAGCCTTTTTATAAAGGTCATCTCCGATTTCCACAAATATCTCTTTTTTGTTACCTGTCGCCTCAAGCATCCCATAATGTCTCATTCCAGCGATTTCACCACCGCTCAGATTGAAGTCACTTGCATAAAAAGCACTTGCCTTATCGGATTCTTTCACCATCATGTAATTCATCAGCGTGTTCAGTTTCATTTTTTATCAATTCCTTTCATTTTTAATTGAGGGTTACCATCGTTCCCTCAACTTCTGGATTTATTATAACATGAGATTTGCTATTTGTCAACACTTTTTTTTGAATTAGATACATCCTCCGCAAGATTCTTCTCGCCAATCTTTTTTTTGAATGGCATGAAACAGAGCGGACATCTCAAAATCAGACGCGCAGATATTTTTTAGCCATTCTCGATTTTCTTCAATCCAATCAGTTTCTTTAAGCCCATCTGTATAATCTTCTTCTTCAGTATCCCAATCATCGGTAAAATACCAATACCAATAAGTGCCATAAGTATTCATAGGAGCATGACGCAATTCATCGGGAATAAAACTGGATACATCGACACCATAGCGCAAAATAGTCCATTCACCACAGCAAAGACTAGGATACTTGCCAGACCAAGAAACTTCAAACATTAAAATCAACCTCTTTCTTAATTTCTATATTTATTATAATTTGTCAATCATTTTCTACAACTAAAAAGAAAATAATTACATGGAGAATAGACAAAACAAGAGCGGAAATAGAATGGTTCATAACTGCATCAAACATCCAAGCATATATTAGTATGAATATAAAAGGTCTGACATTATGCTTGTGTATGAAGTTCAGAATTTTTTCTGTCATTGTTTCTCCCTCGCCTTCTGAATATAGTATAGCACTGTTATACTTATTTGTCTATTGGCAAGTTATACAAATTTCAGGACTTTATTTTATGCAACCTGCTACCTAGATTGAGTGATAAAATTCTTTACCACTTCAGCGCGTTAAAGTCTGGGAGCTTTTCGATGGTGACGATTTGTTATTACAACAAAAAAAAGAACCGTTTGTAACGGTTCTTTTCTTTAGTCGATGAACTCCAAGTAATCGGGTTCATAATCTTCAAGTCCCTCTGCTACGTCAATACGAACTCTGCTGTGCTTGACAACCTTTTCGATTTCTGCGGAAAGAACTGTCCAATCCCACATTATGGAATCTTCTTCAATGTCTGTAACATAGATTTCATGTTCTCCTGTATCTACTACACCTTCAAGTGTTCCCCAAGCGTTCTTAGTCTCTTTTACGTATTCTCTCAATGTCATGTCTGACATCTCCCTTCCTTTATCTTGATTACATTATACCACAAAATCAGAAAAAAGCAAGTGGTAAATTGCACAAATTTCAGGATACTGATTTGTGTATTTTGCTACTTAGAATCGACCTAAAAATTCTTTAGCGCTTTAGTGCAGTAAAGTCTGGGAGCTTTTCGATGGTGACGATTTGTTATTACAACAACAACAACTAAAGGCTTTAGCTTGTTGTTGAGTTGTGTGTTACAACCAATGTGATTGTCTATCATCCATCACCTGTTGTATTAGCTTGTTGTGTTGCTCTCTTGTCAAGCCTTCTTTGTATAGTCTGTCTTTCTCTTTGTTTATTGCGTCTTGTTTTTTGTCAAGCTCTCTTATTCTCTTTATTCTTTCTTCTATAGTCATAGTCATGGTATTACTCCTTTTCTTACTTGTCAAATACATAGCACACATCACAGCGGTCAACCTTGCAAACATAACCATCAGCAAACCGCACGCATTCACGCAGTCCAGAAGGATAACGATGATAGATAGTTGTCACAACCTGCCAATCTTCTCCCTGATAGTTGTTAAGGTAGCTCTTTTCGTTGGTTCTTGCATACATCTTCATCATTGGGATTACCTCTTTCTATTGGCTTGTCTTTCTCTTTCTTACTGTAGTTATTATAGCATACCTTGTTCATTCTGTCAACACTTTTTTTAAAAAAAATAGAGGCTTTTTTTAAAAAGCCTCTACCCACACACAGAGCATGATGTCATCTGTTGGGTCATTTGGTGTGTTATTATCTGCTATCCACAGCAGTAAATAGTCATCATCGCTAACTGTTTCGTTGATGTACCAAAGCTGTCCTTGTTCATCTTCTACTATCTGTAGTGCGTTCTCTGCCGTGCTATCTTCATAGAGCCAACCACCAACCATGCGGACTGTTCCAATGTCGCTGTCAAAATTCCACTCTTTAAGGGCGGAAATGTCAAACAAAACTTCATTGGAAAATTCTTCCTCAACAACAGGCTCATTATTTGTAATGACATCGTTTGTTGTACTACTAATTGCGCAAGATGTAGTCGACAGAATGAGCGTGAGTACCAGAGCTAAAGCCACAATGTAAGTAAGGTGTTTCATTGAAGTGTCCTTCTTTCTTTTCTTTTGTTGACACTATTATAACACGCTCATTCAAATTTGTCAATAGGTTTCAGGAAAATTTTTATTGTGCAGATTGCACAAAAATGCGAGGATAAAATTGTGCAACCTGCACAATAAACCAAATAAGGCTCGTGTGGCCTGTCCACGAGCCTACGAAATGGTGCGGGGTGTTGCGAGCGTTAGCATCGCTGTTTTTTTCAGACGCAGCAATACTTTTTATAGTTTTTTCTCGATTAACTTTTTAGGGGGGTGGTTTTCGGGAAAAAATCTTTTTTTGTTTTTGTTTTTGTTCTGCGCTGGTCACAACTCTCTCCAAAAGTTTTTTTGATTTCAGAACACGGAATTTAACTTTTTCTCCAACGTCTCTGGAATTTCACATCCAAGTTCCTGCAGCACTTCAGCAGCCGCCGCATACTTTGTCTTTCCTTCTTGAGCCTTGAAACAAATATATTCGTTATTTTCATCTTGCAAGACAAACACATCAAGTTCGTCCCCATCACTAATCCCATACTGATCTCGTAATCCCTTCGGCAGGACCACTCGCCCAAGATTATCTACTTTACGTATTGCATTCTGTGCAATAAGTTTCATTTATTATTTCCTCCAAAAACAACATTTTCCAATAGTGCCAATCTCGTTAACAATCCAACTCCACCAGGAACAGGAGTTACATCCCTATTCTCAGTATTAAAACAATCGCCAACCAATTTACCTTCATTAGTAAAATTAATTCCAACATCAATTACAGGCACATGAATTGAATAACAGTTTAAAAATTCTTTCTTCCCAACAGCACATATAATCAAATCAGCAGCTTCAATATACTTCCATAAATTTTTGGTGCGCGAGTGGCATAGAGTGACGGTTGCATCGGCATCAGTCATCAACTTAGCCATTGGTTTTCCCACAATATCACTGCGGCCGATAATAACCACATTCTTACCGATCGGGTCCCAGCCGCAATATTCCAAATACTTCATAATGCCGCCAGGAGTGCAAGGAGTAAACTTACTATTTGCAGTAAATCCATCCACGTCCTTGCTGGGGTCGATCGCCGCAGTCACTTTTTCTACACTAATATGCTTTGGCAAAGGAAGCTGTACAATAATACTATCATAGTCCTTCTGGATTTCTTTAATTTGATCCAAAAGAGTACTCTCAAGCACATCTTCTGAAAATTTAAAAATTCTTCCATCAATATCGACGGACTCACAATCCCTAATCTTATTTCTTACATATCTATTGGAAGCCTCATTATCTCCAACTTGAATAATGGCCAGACTAGGTTTGATTTCCATTTGAGAAACTTTATCTTTTAGTTTTTCGATTGCGGCCGCCCGATATTCTTTAATATCTTTTAGAATCATTATCATCATCCCATCCTTCTGGAAGAATTAAATCTAATATCCCAGTTAACACATTTGATATTGCAAAAACTGGTCCTCCGATTAGAAAAATTAAACTTACTGCAATTTGTTCTATAATAGAAAGGTCTTTGCAAGCTTGGATATATTCTAACATTGCAAGTAATGATAATGTTATCCAAAGTATACATATAATTATGTGTAACGCCATACCATTGTACCATCCTCGTATCTATCAATTATTTGGTCTACAACAATACTGTAGCTTTTATAATCATTATCTTCATCAAACTCTTCATAATCTGGACAAAGTGCAGTAATACCTATAATATTACTTTCTTCATATTTTGAAAAATCATAAATTATAGAAGACTCGTTTTGAGAATGTATTCGATGAAGAATTAAAGTAACTCCTTTGTAAGATTCTATTATTTTCCCAAAGCAAAATTCTGCGGCCCGGGCATAAGATTCTGGATCTTCTAAAGAAAAAGTCCTATATCCACAAAAATATGCGGTAAGTATAAAAGATATACCTATTGTAAAAACCATTAATACAATATTAAATACTTTTATCATTTCAAAGACCTCCTATCTTTTTCTGTAATTATATTATACAAAATTTTTTTGAGAATGTCAATAAAATTCCATTGAACTAAGTTGACATTGAAAAAATTTTCTGGTATAATATAGTTATAAAGACTGGAGGTAGAAAATGATTAAACTTGATTATTCTTTACAATCTCCAGAAGAAAGAAATGAGTTGGTTAAGTAGATTCTCGCTGAAGACCCAGAACCCAGCGAAAAATACTTAGAAGTCTTAGCAGACTACTTAATTCTTTGTATGGAGAAGCAAGAGAAAAAGGAGAAAAAAATTCTTACTGATAATCGTATGGCTACGGTTAATAAAAGAGAGTGTTCTTTTGAAGGTCTTGTTTCCCAACTTGAAAATGGCGAAGATGGTATATATAATTTAATTACTAATAATAAACAAACAATTTTTCAACCAAAAGTAACAATAACTAAAAAAGATTTAGAAGATATTCCTTGTTTAAAGCAATTGCGCGAAGCCATTGATACGTGGGAAGCGAAATTAAAGATGACTGATGGTAAAGAAGCCTTTGTAATTAAAAAGGCTCTTATTGAAATGCGGAAAGACCAATACCTTATCAAACAGGCTTACCGTAGACCTATCGTTCCTAATAAGTTAACTCGTTCAAAAACCTATATTAAATTAGATGATACAACCCATGAATTTGATGCGGACGGCTATCCGATCGCTGAAGGCATCTCATTATTAAATCCTGAAGTTTGTTCAGCTATTTTATGTAATTATTCAAGATTAAAAGAAGATAGTTGGGATTAGTTTGATGGAGACACATGGTATTTAATTTATGATTTTGATAGAATTAGTGAAAAGGCTTTAAAAGATTATCCTTTATATGAGCGTATTGTTGAATATAAAATTGATGGTATGCAAAATGTCGATATTCAAACTAATATTCAAATAGAGTTTGGAGTTAAGCATAGTTTAGAATACATTTCTAGCTTATGGAGAAATAAAATTCCTAAATTAATTGCGTCCGTGGCTGAAGACGAATATTTAGACTGGTATTACAGAGAAGTTGAGCGCGGTAAGTTTAAAAGATGTAGTCGTTGTGGTCAAGTTAAATTGGCTCATAATAAATATTTTAGTAAAAATAAAACCAGTAAAGATGGCTATTATAGTATTTGTAAGTGTTGCAGAAATTCTAAGGGCAAAAAACTATAATTCTTATCTGGATATCGCTAAATTTATTTAGAAAGGAGGTCAATTCTATGGCGGACTAGACTTATTATTGCGAACGATGCAATAAGACTATGGATGGCGACCAGTTCTACACCTCTAACAATTTAGAAAAATATCCTAATGATGGTAAATTACCTAAATGTAAAAAATGTATAACTGCTCATGTAGATAACTGGGACCCAGATACATATCTATGGATTTTACAAGAAGTTGATGTACCTTACATTCCAGACGAATGGAATAAATTAATGGCGTCTTATGCCGCTCCTGGTAAAAAAGTAACTGGTACTTCAATTCTTGGTCGTTATCTTTCCAAAATGAAATTAAAACAGTATAAAGAATATCGTTGGAAAGATACTGAATTTTTACAAGAGCTTGCCAACAATAAGATTGAACAAGCTATGAAGCGTCAAGGTTATGGAGCTGCGGAAATCGCTCAAGCGATCGAAAAGGCAACCTTCCCCATGCCAGAATAGCAGCTAGAAGAGCCTACATATCAAGAGGGACCTGTTGGTTATGAAACACCTCAAGAAGATTATTTTGCTCAATAGAGTGGCGCTGAAAATGATTTTGATGATGATTTAACAGATGAAGATAGAACTTATCTTCGTCTTAAATGGGGAAAAACATATAAGCCAGAAGAATGGATTAGACTTGAATAGCTTTATAATGAAATGATGGAATCGTATGATATTCAATCTGCTGGACACATTGACACTTTAAAATTAATTTGTAAGACATCTTTAAAAGCGAATCAATTGATCGATATTGGTGATATTGAAGGTTTTCAAAAGATGAGCAAAGTTTATGATTAGTTAATGAAGTCTGGTAAATTTACAGCAGCTCAAAATAAAGCTGAATCTGGTGAATTCGTTGATTCAATTGGCGAATTAATTGAAATGTGTGAAAAGTAGGGTTATATCGAAAGATATTACGTTGATGAACCTAATGATAAAGTTGATTTTACAATTAAAGATATGCAACGTTATACAAAAACTTTAATTGAAGAAGAGACAAATCTAAGCACTATGATTGAACAGGCATTAAAACAAAATGCTAAAGAAGATGAAGATGCTTCTAACAATACTGAAAGTGATATTGTTGATGATGCTGACATGACTATTGAGGATTTGGAGAAATCCCTTGAAGATAAAGATTTTGAGGATTTTAATGAATTCTTAGACTCTGAACAAAATAGTATTGATGATACATTAAATGCCCTTCTTAATGGAGAGGGGGATATTTAATGGCTTTACAAGACTTATTAGATATTTCAACTCAACGAAAAAAAATTGGTATATCAGAAGAGCGCATTGAAGCTGTAATGCCTGTCATAAGAAAGTATACAGCTTTTTGGCGTGAGTATCCTGATTTATTTGTTGATTTTTTAGTTAGGGGTTAGCGTACAGAGCCTAAAGAAGGAGAATTTAAATTCTACTTCTATTAGCGAGTGTTTTTACGCTCGGTAATGCGATATCAATATGTGTATGCGGTCTTTCCTCGTGCATATTCTAAGTCTTTCCTATCAGTGATGGCACTCATGATTCGATGCATCCTTTACCCAGGAGCGCATCTATTTGTTACTTCTGGTGGTAAGGAGCAAGGTGCTAGCATTTTACATGATAAAGTAAATGAAATTTGTGATTTAATTCCAAGTTTTAGACGTGAGATAGATTGGTCACGTGGTAAGACTTTAGAAGGCAAGGACAAGGTTCGTTATATCTTTAAAAATGGCTCAATCCTTGACAACCTTGCAGCTAGAGAAAGTACACGTGGTCAGCGTAGACATGGTGGCTTGATGGAGGAATGTGTTGGTATTGATGATGCAATTCTTCGTGAAGTTATTATTCCTGTTATGGCTATTGACCGTAGAGCAAAAGATGGTACAACCCATGAAGAAGAATCTTTGAATAAATCTCAGATTTATATTACCACTGCAGGCTATAAGGGGACTTATCCTTATGATCGTTTAATTGGTTTATTAGTGCGTATGGTTACACAGCCAGAACGTTGTATGGTTCTTGGTGGAACATGGCGTACCCCTGTTGCTGTTGGATTACAGAGAAAAACATTTATTACAGACCAGAAGAATGAAGGAACTTATAATGAAGCTTCTTTTGAGCGTGAATATGAGTCTAAATGGTCTGGTACTGTTGAAGATGCATTCTTTAATGCAGAAGTGTTTGAAAGAAATCGTATCTTAAAATAGCCAGAATATGAGGCCTCTGGTCGGTCTAGTAAATCAAGTTTTTATGTGTTATCTGCGGATGTTGGTCGTAAGGGTTGCGATACAGTAATTTGCGTTTTTAAAGTTACTCCTTAGCCACAAGGTGCTGCGCTTAAAACTTTAGTTAATATTTATGTATTATCTGATGAACACATGGAAGATTAGTCTATTAAATTAAAAAAGTTATTTTATAAATATAATGCTCGTAGATTAGTCATCGATGCTAATGGTTTAGGTATTGGTCTTTTGGATTATTTAATTAAACCTCAAATTGATCCTGAAACTGGAGATACTTATCCTGATTTTGGTGTTTATAATGATGATGATGGATATTATAAAAAATATCGAACTCCGAGCTGCGAACAAGACGCAATTTATCAATTAAAAGCAAATGCTCCTATTAATACAGAAGCCCATGCGAATGCTCGTTCTTAGATGTCTTCTGGTAAAGTTAAATTCTTAATTGATGAACGCCTTGCAAAAAATAAATTACTTGGGACAAAAGTGGGTTAGAATATGAAGCCAGAAGAAAGGGCAGAATATTTAAAACCATTTACCCTAACTTCCATATTAAAAGACGAGATAGATTCATTGTCTCGTAACCTCTTTAATTGCGGGAAATTCCTTAGAGATTTTAGATACTAACTTATTATAGTAATATGAATAAGGGCAATCAGTAATTTGAAAGGTATAGTAAAAATTCTAAAATATTGGACAATCCGCAACCAAGATACCTTTTTAATTTTTATATATTATTGAAAGGAGGTATTCAGAAATGGAACCTTTAATCATTAATAATATAAAAACAAATTATCTAATAGATGAAAATGGAAATATTTATAATAAAAAGACAAAAAAATTTTTAAACGGAAGCATAAAAAAGAATGGATATAAAAGTGTAAAATTAACAATTGATGGAATAAAAAAAGATTATCTTGTTCATAGATTAGTGGCTTTAACATATCTAGAAAATCCAGATAATTTTCCACAAGTAAATCATAAAGATAGAAATAAATTGAATAATAATATTACAAATTTAGAATGGATTAATGCTTCTGATAATATTTCACATACTTTTATAACAGGTAGAAATAAGCGATAGAGTATTCTTCCAATTCAAGAAGATATAATAAATAATTCTGACTGGAAATAGTATATGAATACTAATTATTATTTCTGTAAAGATGGAAGAGGAGCTAATTTAAAAACTGGAAAATATCTAAATCCAAGTGAGATGGGAAATGGATATTTAAGATATTCTTTATATATAGATTAGAAAAAAATAAATATTCTAGCACATATTTTAATATATAGTTTATTTTCTGATGATAAAATTGATAATACAAAACAAATAAATCATAAAGATGGAAATAAAAAAAATAATAATATCAATAATTTAGAACAAATATCTCGATCAAAAAATATATAGCATAGCTATTATACTTTAAAACAAAATACTCAAAAGATTTAGTAGTATTCATTAGATGGTATATTAATTAAAGAGTATCAAAGTATTAGTGAAGCAGCTAGAATAAATGACTTTAATATTAGTGGAATATCTTTAGCTTCATCTGGAAAGATAAAAACTTACAAACATTATATTTGGAAAAAGGTATAAGGTTCAACGACTAGGGAAAAGCTATTAATCAATAATTAATAGAACTGAGTAGGCTCAATAATAGAGCGAAATGTAGGTGAGATAATATCAAAAAACCGAAATGGGAGGTGCTTATATAAAAATTTATATAAGTAAAGATATAGTCTAACTTTTATAGAAATATAAAATGATAAAAGGATGAATCTTCGTGAAGAAAATGAAGGTTTAAATATTATTCTGAAACAAGCAAATCGAGGTATCAGAAAAGATAAATTTTCTGCCTTTGAATATGGATTATATTATATCAAACAAGAAGAAGAAAATAAAAAGAAGCGTAAAAAGTTCAATGCTAAAGATTGGATGTTAATGAATTAATCAGAAAGGAGAGGAACCTTATGAGAGCCTCAAGAGGAGAAATTAAAATTGAAGAAATTCTGCGCAAAGCTGAATTGCCATTTAAAATGGAATATATTTTTCCAGATTTAAGAAGTCCAAATGGACGTCCTCTCCGTTTTGATTTTGTTGTATTTGATGATGATGGAAATATTGATTTTATTATCGAGTATCAAGGTAAATAGCATTATGAACCTAGTTAGAAATTCGGTGGTAAAAAAGGTTTTTATCAACAACAATACAATGATAACCAAAAGCGGAGATTTTGTGCGCTCCATGGTTTTAATCTTATCGAAATTCCATATACCGATGAAGACCTTGTTTCATATGATTATATTATGAAAAAAGCTGGTTATTAAGGAGGTGGAGTTTTGGATACTAGAAATGAACAGATCCATGCTAAAGGATTTGACATGAATAATTATACAAACTATGCGGTTGCGGATCAACCGAATGAGTATAAGCGAATTAAAGTTGGTGTAAAGCATCTTGAAGATGCGACTTTGAATCTTGGAACAATACGTCAAGCAAGTCCAAATCATGGTTTTACTAATAAAAACTATATTGTCCAATGTTTAATGCGTAATGACATTCAAGAACTACGAGCTATTTCAAATTTTTATTATAGTATAAATGGTATTTATGAAAGAGTATGTAATTATTTTGCTTTTTTATATAGATATGATTGGTATGTAGCTCCTGAGATATTTGATGATTCTGTTAAAAATGAAAAAGTCTTAAAAGATTTTTCAAAAGTATTAAATTATCTTGATAATTCTTATATTAAAAAAATTTGTGGAGATATTGCGCTTGAAGTCATTAAAAATGGATGCTATTATGGATATATAGTACCTAGCTCAGAAGGTATTGTATTGTAGCAATTGCCCGTTCAATATTGCCGTTCAAGGTATACGGTAAATGGACAAGCGGCAGTAGAATTTAATATGAGATTTTTTGATACTTTTAGTGATATTAATTATCGTATGAAAGTGTTGAATTTATTTCCTGATGAATTCAAAAAAGGATATATGCTTTACAAGCAGAATAAACTTCAGCAAGACTTAACTCGCACTGAAGATGGTAATTGGAGATATTATGATTATGGTGGTTGGTATTTGCTTGATGTAAATTCTACGGTAAAGTTTAATTATAACGGTAGTGATGTTCCGATGTTTGTGAATGCTATTCCCGCTTTGCTTGACTTAGATGCTGCGCAAGATCTAGACCGTAGAAAACAAATGCAAAAATTATTAAAAATTGTTGTCCAAAAACTTCCTTTAGATAAAAATGGCGATTTAATTTTTGATGTAGATGAAGCAAAAGATATTCATAATAATGCTGTTGAGATGCTACAACAGGCTATTGGTGTAGATGTTTTAACTACTTTTACAGATGTTGATTCTATTGATTTGTCAGATAGTACATCGACAACAAGTTCAGATGATTTGGAGAGAATAGAGAGAGCAGCTTTTAATGCTTTTGGTATTTCTTAGAATTTGTTTAATACTGATGGTAATCTATCATTGGAAAAATCAATTTTGAATGATGAATCTTCTGTGCGTGGTTTACTTTTATAGTTTGGTATGTTTTTTGATAGAATAACACGTCAAAAATTTTCAAGTGGTAAAAAGTATAATTTTAGATTTTATATGCTTGAAACAACGCAATATAATTATAAAGATATTGCTAAGATGTATAAAGAGCATACTCAATTAGGTTATTCTAAAATGTTACCTCAAATTGCTCTTGGACATTCTTAGAGCTTTATCTTAAATACTGCAGTGTTTGAGAATGAAGTTTTGAATTTAACTGAAATTATGATTCCTCCATTAATGAGTTCTACTATGAGCAGTTCAGATGTTTTGGGTAAAACACAATAGACTACTCAATAGAATTCTAATAATAATACAGAAAAGAATTCTTCTGATAGTAAATCTGCGGGACGCCCTGAGAAGGATGACGACCAGAAGAGTGAAAAAACTATTCAGAATAAAGAATCTATGAATTAAGGAGGACAAATATGGCAGTACATGAAAGTATTAGGCTAGAAATGCCTATTGAGGCTATTAATGTAACTCCAGTCAATCCTCTAATTTCTAAATGCCAGATAAAAGTGTGTTATGTAGGAGAAGAGCCAAATCGCAACAGAAGTATTATTACTAAAGAAGTTGCGCGAGACATGGCTAATAGTCTCCCAGGGTCTCCAATTGTCGGTTATTTTAACGAGCAAAAAGAAGATTTTGAAGAGCATAACCGCATGATTGATATTTCTAATGGTAAATTTGAAATTAAGGATACTACAAGACCGTATGGTTTTGTTGATTTAAATGCTAAAGTATGGTTTCAAAAGTTTCTTGATGATGGTACTACCGAGCATGAATATTTAATGACTGAAGGATGGCTATGGACTGGTCAATATCCTGAATGTAAAAGAGTCATTGAAAAAGGTAATAACCAATCAATGGAGCTTGATGAAAATTCTTTAAATGCCACATGGACAAAAGATAATAAAGGTGAGCCTCAATTTTTTATAATTAATGAAGCAATTATTTCAAAACTTTGTATTTTAGGTGAAGAATGTGAGCCTTGTTTTGAGGGGGCCAACATTACAACGCCAAATATTCAATTCTCTTTTGATGAAGGGTTCAAAAATCAATTGTTCTCTATGATGAAAGAATTGAAAGAATATTTAGTAAGTGAAGGAGGAACAAACGTGTATACTACTTATGCTGTAGATATTGGAGACGGTTTGTGGAGTGCCCTTTACTCTTATATTGAAGAAACTTTCCCAGATTCTCAAAATATGTATTGTTCTGTTTATAGAATCGAAGGTATTTTTGAGGAAGGCGGAACTAAATTTGCTGTACTTCAAAACCGCAAGGATATGAAGTATTATAAGCTAGTTTTTTCTTATAATGATGAAGGAGGATTCACTCCAGAAGCTACTTTGGTAGAAGTTACCAAGACTTACACTCCTGCTTCTGAGCCACAATTTGCTTTAGCTGATATTGAAGCATTTGAAACTGAATATGCCAACAAGAAAAAAGAAGAGAAAAATGAGGGCAATTCTGGTGAAGAAGATAAAGACAATTCTGATAATACATCAGAAGGCAGTGAAAAAGATAATACCGATACTGAAGACGATGACGAAAAAAAGAAAAAGAAAGATGAAAAATTTGCTAAGGGCGAAGAGGAAGATGTTTGCCCTAAGTGTGGCAAGCCTTTGAGTGAATGTACTTGCAAAAAGGAAGATGATAAAAAGAATTATTCTCTTGATGAAATTCCTGAGTACGTTGAACTGCAGACTAAGTATTCTGCTCTTGAAGCTGATTATAATACTTTAAAGTCTGAAAAGGAAGCTCTTGATGCTAAGTTAGAGCCTTTGATGCAATTTAAAGCTCAAGCTGAGCGCAAAGATAAAGAAGACATGATTGCCAATTTCTATATGCTTTCCGATGAAGATAAAGCTGATGTCGTTGCCAATATTGATACTTATTCTTTGGACGATATTGAAGCAAAGCTTTCTATTATTTGTGTTCGCAACAAGGTTAATTTCAACCTTGACGATGAGAATAAAGACCCTGCAGGTCCGACTGTGTTTAACCTGGATGATGGCGATGATGGCGCTACTCCTGCTTGGGTGAAGCGTGCATTGTCTGTTGCGAAAACTCTACAATAAAATTAAGGAGGATATACAATGCTTAGTGATTTTTTGAAGAAAAATATTAAGTCTCAGGCAACATACGTTGAGTATGGCTATGGCCAGGTTGAGCCTAACCATTTGTCTGCTCAGAGAACCGCTCAGGTCTATGCACAGTTGCCCGCAGACGCTAGTATTGATGTTTTAGAGCAAGGTCAATTTGTCAAGTATGACTATGCTAATGGCCTTGTAAATTTCAACGCTGACGCTCCTGGTGAGTGGATGCTGGTTTATAACGAGATTAAGTTATATCGTGACCATCAGATTGATTGCGAGTTTGCTATGGTTAAAGATAACTATCAGGCTCGTATTTATAGCCCATTTGGTTTCGGTTTGGATGCTGATGGTAATCCTACCAGCGATTTTGATACTGCATGGGATAGACAGTCTCGTTATTACAATGGTAAAGATGCAGATGGTAATACCTCTGTTACTGTTGGTGAGAAGGAGTATGCTTATGATGATGTAACTGCTGCTCCTGATATGTATGAGATTCATTACAATGAAGATCCATTCCACATTGAAGGTCCTTATAAGCCACAGAGAATGCCTGCTGGCACTACTATGGTACCTCGTGTATTCAAGACCAATGTGGGTGACATTTTTACTACTAATACAATTAATGCAGAAGTTGGCACTTTGAAGGTTGGCGACACTCTAAAGATTGGTGCTAAGGGTATCCTTGAGCCTGGTACTGATGATAAGATGGAGTGGCAGGTTGTTAAACTTTATACTATGCCTGACCATCAGCCTGGTGTCAAAGTTATGCGTGTTATTTAATGAAAGGAGAGAAGAATAATGCTAGATAGAACTAATTTAGTTGCTTTAATGAAGCAAGTTGCAAAAGCTGATCCTTCTGCTCCTACCGCTTACAGTTTTAACGGTCAGAGTTTGAGCTATGAAGCTCTTAATGAGACTCTGCGCCAGGAGTTGAATGAGTTGGCTGGTACTTATTCTCTATATCGTGAGAATAAGAATCTGATTTTCTCTATTATTGAAGAGACTCTGGATGAAGTTCTTCCTAAGAAAGTTGAAGAGCGTTATGACCAATTTGCGGAAACCCGCACTTTTGCTCAGGGTGACAAGCCTATTTTCCGTCGTAAGCTGACTTCCAACAAGCGTGCAAAGCAATTCGTTACTCGTGTCGGCTTGGCCGGTATTTACGAAGTGTTTAAGCTTGGTAAGAACGAGGAAGCTTTCGAGGTCCGCACCTCTGCTATCGGTGGAGCTGCTCAGATTGGATTTGAGGAGTTCCTTGATGGTCGTGTTGATTTTGCTGAGGTAACTCAGGTTATCATGGAGGGCATGGATGACTTGATCTATAAGGAAGTTGAAGCTGCTCTAAAGGCTTCTATCAATCAGCTTCCTCCTGCTAATCGTGTCGCTGCTGCTGGTTTCGACGAGGCCGCTTTTGACAAGCTGATTATGATTGCTTCCGCTTATGGTACTCCTACTATTTATTGCACTTATGAGTTTGCTGTTCGTATGATTCCTCAAGAGGCTTGGAGATACACTGAGGCTATGAAGGCCGAGCTGTGGTCTAAAGGTCGTCTTGCTGATTATAAGGGCACTAAGGTTGTTATCATGGATCAGGGCTTTGAGGACGAGACTAACGCTCGTAAAGTTATCGATCCTGGTTATGCTTGGGTCATTCCTACTGGTGCTGATGGTAAGCCTGTAAAGATTGCTTTTGAGGGCAATACTATTGTTGACGAGTTTAACAATCCTGGTGATCGTTCTCGTGAGATTCAGGTCTACAAGAAGGTCGGCGTCGTTTGTATGTTGGCTAACAACATTTGCGCTTATGTTGATACTTCTTTGGTTGGTCAGATGGATGTTTGGAATCTTGATGGCGTGACTGGTAAGGTTTTGACCTATGATGGTCGTACTTCCGGCACTGCTGCTTCCACTTCTACTTCTACTGAGGGCTAATTTTAACCTAAGTTAATTTTAATATAAAATAAAAGACGAGGGGAGAAGGGAGACTTCCCTTCTCCCCTTATTTTTGTAATAGAGAAAAAGGAGATATAATTATGGATACAAATAAAACTTATTCTGTTAAAAATAGAAGTTCCAGCATGGTTGTTTATAAAATTCCTGAAGCTGGTATTCGTAGAGAATTTGCGCCTGGTGAGGTCAAGAAGATTTCGTTTGACGAACTTGAGAAACTTTCTTACCAAGCAGGTGGCCGCAGTCTAATGACCAATTTCTTGCAGATTAGCAATGAAGAGGTTACTCAGGAGCTAAATATTCGTACTGAGAACGAATATTATATGTCTGAGGAACAGGTTGTTGAATTAATTAAGACTGGTAGTTATGAAGCATTTTTGGATGCTCTTGATTATGCTCCTACTGGAGTTATTGATTTGATTAAGACTTATGCAGTTTCTATTCCTATGGAAGATTTGAAGAAAAGAAATGCATTACTGGAAAAGACTGGTTTTGATGTAGCTAAGGCTCTTCAGCATGTTCAAGAAGAGAAGATTGAAGATGAATCTTCTATTACTCCAGTCGCTGAGACTACAACTCGTAGAACTACTACCAATTATAAAGTTGTAACTAAGACGGAGACTGCTGAGTAATAATAATTAGGAGGCGAAAATTGCAATGACTAAATTTGCAACTATTTATAATCGCTTTCTTGGAAAAATTACTGATGATATGTATATGGAATTAACTCCAGAAGATACTGTAAAAGATTTGCAAAAGATGCTAGTAAATTCACTTCCAGAGTTTGAGTTTCCTCGTAAAAATCTTTATGATTATACTATTGAAACTGAAATAATTGATGAACCAGATTTAGCATCAGAAGATTTTGTATTAGGTGTCGTTTGGGATGAACTTCCAGAAAATGCAGAAACTCCTCCTAGAGTTCTTGTCGAGCATTCTTGCTTTAACGAAGATCTCACAGAAGAAGAAATTAATATTCTTGCAATATTAATGATGAACGCTTGGCTTCAGAGACAAATTACTTCTATTGAAAACACTCGTATGAAATATAGTGGTTCTGATTTTAAGATGACTTCTTAGGCAAACCATTTATCTAAATTATTAAATCTTCAGACTGAAACTCAAAGACAATCTTTTCATATGCAACGTTTGTATAAAAGACGTCGTTTTGCAGATGATGGAAAGTATGAATCTAACTGGTCTGTGCTTAGAGAAAAGAGCGCAATTTAGTGATTACTAAATATGGTTTTGAAATTTCAATAGAAGTGTTTGATAGAAATATTACGAGATTGACCAATCAGCTTTGGAAATTAATTCCAATGCGAGAGAATAGTGAAGATTGGAAAAAGCAATTAAATACTGTTATTATTGAAATTGCGGGATTGAATGAGATTTTTCATTTAGACCCGCATTTCATTTAGTTACTTTCTAAATTGGAAGGTTTGTCTTCAGTAGAGACAACCTTTAATGAATATAGAAGAACAGTATTTGAATCTTTAAGTCTGTTATAGGAGATTAAAAATGAAGTCGCCAGAACAGGAAAAAATTGAAAGAAAGTATCTCGAAGACAATTTGTTCTATAAGCTGATGGGGTATCGAATTGGTGCTCGGTCTGCTCCAACTTTTGTTCCTTCTGCTGTAGAAGGAGTTAATGATATGGCTGATTTGTTGAAATACCAAGGTGGGCAATATCAACAAAATCGAATGATAAAAGACAAGCGAGCGTCTTTAAATAAGGCGTTGCGTTATTCTTATCAGGCCGCATCAGTAAAATTAGTAGATGGTGATTAGCCCTTTAGGGCTTTAATTAATCCTAATAAGGTTAAATAGGATTATGATGAAAAAATTATTTCCATTGGATATGAAAGTAATTATAAGCCAGGAGACGTATTTGAATGGATGAATACTGGTACGTATTGGTTAGTTTATTTACAAGAGACAACTGAATTAGCTTATTTTAGAGCTAATATTAGAAAATGCTCTTATCAAATTCAATGGATTGATGAAAATGGCCAAATCCATAGTACGTATGTGGCGCTGCGTGGGCCGGTCGAAACGCAGATTAATTATTTCCAAAAAAATCTTACAAGTGTTGATAAACCTAACTATTCTTTAAATTTATTAATGCCAAAAAATAAAGAAACATTAACTTATTTTAAAAGATATGCTAAGTTTTATATTACAGGACTTGAAGAAGGAGATACTAATGTCTGTTGGAGAGTTGAAGCTGTTAACTCTTTAAGTATGCCGGGCGTTTTAGAGGTCACTGCAGAAGAATATTATATAAATGAGTTTGAAGATGATGGCGTTATTGCAGGTATTGGTAATGTAACTGCTACTCCAATAATGACATTAGCTTTGGATGACGAAGAAGATTATATTGATGGTCCTGGTAGCATTAGACCAAAGAAAACTTATACTTATAAATTTACTGGGTTGTATCGTGGTCAATGGAAAATTGATAATACCAAGTGTCCAGTTCAGTGGAGCGAAACAGGAGATAAGGAAATTACTCTCTCTTGGAATTCTACTTATAGTGGACAATTTGATTTATGCTATGGGCCTTACACTAAAACAGTCGTGGTTGAATCACTGTTTTAATTGAGTAAAAGGAGAGTGAAAGCTTGTGAAAATTGAGAAATATCATTTTCCAGAATCAAGTTTTCTATCAGTTGAAAAAGATTTAAACATTATTGTAGATATGGTTTTGAAAAACGAAAATCTTAAAAAGATGTTGTATTATACAACAAATGACTGTTTAACTAAACCTACTTTAACTGAGGATTAGTCTCTTGATTTGTTTGGAAAGAATATAAAGATTGTTCCTAAATTAAGTGTTGATGGATCTGTATTAAACTATGTAATAATTAATTTTGATAATTTTACTCCTAATGCTACAAATCCAGAGTTTAGGGATAATGTTATTGAGTTTGACATTATTTGCCATTTCGACCAATGGCATTTAAAAGATTATCAATTACGTCCTTATCGCATTGCCGCTGAAATTGATTCGATGTTTAACAATAAACATTTAACAGGCATTGGTACTTTACAATTTGCGGGCGCCAGTCAAATGGTTATGAGCGATGAATTTGCTGGACTTTGTTTGATCTATTATGCAATTCATGGCGGCGAAGATAAGAAGATTATGCTTAATCCTGATGATGAAGATACATTTTTAAATAACTATAATTAGATTTTTAATAATGGATAATTAGTTAGCTTTAATGGCTGGAGTTGATATTCCAGTTCCAGAATGTTAGTTGGTAATTCATCAGCCCAGGATAAAAGAAATAGCATATATCGGAGAGAAAAATTTTTTTCTTGGCGCTCAATCTTTATGTGTTAATAAATCAATGGTAACACAGGACGAATCTCTTCTAGCAAACACGACTAATTTTTAGATATTAATGACGATAATGTCTGAGAATGAAACAAAAGATAAAAAAGAAGCTATTAATTAGGTTTTAATGATTCTTTGTCCTAGCTATAAAATTACTTAGACTCCAAGATCATTGTTACTAGCTAAAGATGGGGAAAATACGATGTTGGATGATAATAATTTTGAAGCGTTCTAGCGAGTGCTAGAGGATATATTTTGTTTCAATACTGGTCCGATGGACCAAGCTACCTTTAAGCCAGCTAACAAGAGAGCGCAAGAAATTGCTGAGAAGTTGATGAAGGCTAGGTAGCGAGTAGCTGCTTAGAAAGGCGAAAGCAGCTCTAGTTCACTTGGCCAATATCTTTCTACTCTTACTGTTGGTTTAAATTCAATGTCGTTAGATGATTGTTTGAATTTAACGATGTATCAACTATATGATTTAGTTGAAAGATATTCGCTATATATTAATTGGGATATTGATATTCGTTCTCGTTTAGCTGGAGGAAAACCTGAATCTTAGCCTGAGAACTGGATGAAAAATATCCACTAACTATAATAAGGAGGAAATATACCATGAAATTTGGTGTACGCGAAATTTGCGAGGTCGTACTGAAAGCAAAGACTGCTCAGAAGATTGGTAATAAGATTTTCTATAAAAATGAACCTGTTATCTATTTTGATAGCCTAAAGACTTCTAGCCTTGAAGGTGCTGCTACCACTGTGTATGCTCAAGGCGGCCGCGGTAACTCTCGTTTGATCGCTTGGGAAGGTGAGCGTACAATTACCTTCACTATGGAAGATGCTTTGATTTCTCCTGCTGGATTTATGATTCTATCTGGCGCGGGTCTGATTGAGGCTAATGAGGATGAAACCATTAAAGTTCACACCATTGAGCAAATTGATGGCAAGGAAGTTTCTGTAACTTCTTCTGGTACTTATGGTGAAGACGATTATTTGGTCTCTGAAGTTACCATTCATTTGGATCAAGTTCCTTATGATGCTGATGGCGATGACTATGTATATGTAATGTTAATGGATAATGGCGAAGTTACTAGTGAGCCTTATATTCCTGCTACTGTTGATGCAGAGAATCAGACTGTTACTTTGAAGACTACTGATGATCTGAGTGCTTTCTATGATGGTTGTGTTGTTTTGGTTGACTACTATACTGAGAAAGCTTCTGGTGTCCAACAGATTGATATTACTCCTGATAAGTTCGGCGGTAACTATTATCTTGAGGCTTCTACTTTGTTCCGTGATACTAACGGTGTTGATCTGCCTGCAGAGTTTATTATTCCTAACTGCAAGATCCAGTCTAACTTTACATTTACAATGGCTGGTAGTGGAGATCCTTCTACCTTTACCTTCACTATGGATGCATTCCCAGATTATACTCGTTTCAACAAGACTAAGAAAGTTTTAGCTGCTATTCAGATCGTTGGTGGCGATACTGCTGAAGAGATTAAGCGTATTAAGACCAAGTCTGAAGATATTACAGATGATTATGACGTAGTCGTCGATCCTGACACTTTGACTACTAGTCGTCCAACTGAGTAATCTATAAAAGGGGAGAGATAGAAATATCTCTCCCCTTTATTTTTTTTATCTTTGAGTAAAAGGAGGAAAAATTTTATATGGCAATAACATTAAAAGAAGTTCTAGACGGAAATTCTGGTTAGGCTAATTTAGGAGTAATTTTGACAGAAGCTCACTAGAGTGTTATAAATGAATTAGCAAGCAAAAGGACAAAAATGAATATGGCAGCTTTAGAAACTAGATTAAATAATATTTTTTATTCAAAAAAAGGAAAAACTGCTATTGGAGAATATTATATATAGCAAAGTAGTAATGCTACTGAAAAAATTATTACAGAAGTTTTTGAAAATTTTGATTTCGAATCAAATAAGACTGGTAATTATTCCACAAAAGAATCTATTAGTCCAACGACTTTGAGTAGAAGTTTATTCTAGGCAAGATTTGCTATAACTGATATTATGGAAAAAATTTCAAATTTAGATTCAAGTATTTCTGTAGATAATTTAAATATTCTCTTAGATTAGGCTTAGTAGTTAATTGATAGAGGAGCAGATATTTTAGAAAACGCAGAAACTGTTTTATAGTTTGGTCATAAACGTATTGTTGGTTCAGATTTTAAAGAAGCACTTACTATTATAAATCAATTAAATGCTTTTTCTCAAATGTTATCTGACTCAGAATATGTGACTCCGAAAAAAGCTGGTGCTATTTTCGAGGAAGCTTTAGCTTTAACAAATTTTATAGAAGATGGTAGTGAAAAAGCTATTGATGATATAATAAGAGAACTAAGCAAAAAAAGTTAGTTTGGTGCAGAAATTGTCCAAAGAGGTGGCGGTGGTTTAGTTTCATATACAATGGATATTAATTCGGCGGACAAAGAAGAGATGAATAAAAAAAGGTCTTTTAAAATTTCTAAAGGCGGAATGACAGCGACTTATGAATATAATCCTTCTGCAGCAAAACAGGGAAAAATGGATGTTCAATTAAATTATAATGGAGTACCAAGTTCAGATTATCGAGTTAGTGCAAAGAGATGGACAAGAGGCTATGGAGATTTGGGTGAAACGTCTATTGATGCTGGTATTACAAGAGCTTCTGGGTAGACTGTAGCAGAAGCTTATAAAATGGCAATGTTAACCACTCCAAAAGATTTATTTAATGATGAAGTTCCATCTTATTCTGCATACAATATAGCTCACGATTTTGCTTAGATTGCTTTAAAATCTGATATTGCAATGGGATTAAATCAGAAAACATCCTCTTCTGGAGCTGGATATGCTAATGTTTTAGTAGTAGACACTGGTTCTTCTATTAAGGTAAGAGATTTAGCTGAAATAGTACAAAAGGAAGAATATAAATTAAGTAGATATTATCCTGATGAAATTAGATAGTCAGCAATTAATATATATAATTCAATGTCTAAATTAAGATATGGACGTACTCAAACTTATTTAGGTCTAATGACTAGCACTTTAAACAAAGCAAAAGTGACTATAGATTTAAATTTTAATCAATAATAAAAGATTTGACAAAATAAAATTTTTGTGTTACAATAAAATAAGAAAAAGTGTAAAAGGAGATTTTATATAATGGCAAAACTTACATTTAATAAACTTGGTTTAACTAAGAATCAAGATATTAAAACTATTGAATTTAATGACCAAATTATTGAAGTAAAGCAGTATCTTCCTGTCAATGATAAGCTAACTTTGATTTCTGATGTTATTAATCTTTCTGCTGATGAAAATAATTTTGCAAATCCAATTAAGACTGATATTTATTTTTATTTAGAGTTGGTAAGTTTTTATACTAATATTACATTTACAGATAAGCAGAAGGAAGACCCTTGTAAGCTATACGATTTGCTTGAAGGAAGTGGACTACTGGAACAAATTTATCTTACAATTCCAGAGGGAGAGAGAAGTGCAATAAGTAATGGAGTATCTCGATCAGTAAGAGCTGTTTATGATTATAGAAATTCTGTATATGGTATTCTTGATGCTATATCTACAGATTATAATAATTTGGATTTGGATGCTACAAATATCCAAGAGAAGATTGCAAATCCAGAGAACCTTACTTTATTGAAGGATGTATTAACCAAATTAGGCTAATCCATATAATCACTTTTTTAAGTGATTATAGGAGTAATCGGGTTAGAAGAATTTCGATTCTTCTAACCCGATTTTTTATTTTGCAAAATAAAAAATCGGAGAGAAAGGAGTTATATAATGGCTAAACAATTAAATGTAAATCTTGCTTTTACTGCGGATACTAGTGCTGTAAAAGCTTAGTTAAAAGAATTAGAAAAATCTTTACAAGAGATTGCTAAGCTGCCAGGTAATGCTTCCAGCCTTTTTGATGATTAGGAAATTAAAAAAGCTAGCGAAGCAGCAATGGAATTAGCAAAATATCTAAAAGAAGCTACTAATGTAAATACCGGTAATATTGATCTTTCAAGATTGTCTACTAGTTTAAAAACAAATAATAAAAGTTTAACAAGTTATTATGAAACTCTTAAAAAAGTTGGATCACAAGGAGAAGAAGCTTTTAATTAGCTAGCTAAAGCCATTTCTACGGCTGAGGCTCCTACTACTAGAGTAAATGCAAAACTTGCGGAAATGGGTACAACCTTAAAGAATACTGCGCGCTGGCAAATTTCTTCCAGTATCTTGCATGGCTTTATGGGAGCACTTTCTTCTGCTTATGGTTATGCATAGGATTTAAATGAATCTTTAAATAATATTCGTATTGTTACTGGGTAGAATGTTGATTAGATGGCTGAATTTGCTGAAAAAGCAAATAAAGCTGCTCAAGCATTAAGTACAACTACTACAGAATATACTAATGCTTCATTAATCTATTATCAGCAAGGCTTGTCTGATGAAGAAGTGGAAGCCCGTACTAATGTTACTATTAAGTTAGCAAATGTTGCTGGGGAGAGTGCTGATACTGTTTCTGAATGGATGACAGCCATTTGGAATAACTTTGATGATGGTTCTGAAACTCTAGAGCATTATGCTGATGTTATGACTGCATTGGGCGCAAGTACAGCATCTAGTTCTGCTGAGATTGCTGAAGGTTTAAATAAGTTTGCGGCTGTTGCAGAGACGGTTGGTCTGAGTTATGAATATGCAGCATCTGCTCTCGCTACCGTAACCGCAGAAACCCGTCAAAGCGCAGACACAGTTGGTAATGCATATAAAACTTTATTTGCTCGTATTCAAGATTTAGAGTTGGGTGAAACTCTTGATGATGGCACAACTCTTGGTACTTATTCTTAGGCTCTTGAAAAAGTTGGTATTAATATTAAAGATCAAAATGGCGAGCTAAAAGAAATGGATGACATTTTGAATGAAATGGGTGCTAAGTGGGATACTTTGGCAAAAGACCAACAAGTAGCTTTAGCTGAGAATGTAGCTGGTGTACGTTAGTATACTCAATTAATTGCATTAATGGATAATTGGGATAAGTTTCAAGAAAATTTAAGTACGGCTAATAGTTCTACTGGAACACTACAAGAACAAGCTGATATTTATGCAGAATCTTGGGAAGCTGCTGAAGATAGAGTACAAGCTGCCGCAGAATCTATTTATAATGATTTACTTGATGATAATTTTTTCATTGCTCTTACAGATGGTTTTGCTGGTTTCTTAAAAATAATTGATTCAACTATTGATAATTTAGGTGGATTAAGCGGCGTATTAATGAGTATAGCATCTATTATAGCAACTCATTATGCTCAAAAAATGCCTGCTATTTTAAATAACTTAGCTTAGAATATTATGGTAGTAACTGGGCAAGCAGAAACTGCAATGACTAAAATGCAAAATGAAAATATCAAAATTTAGCAAGATATTTAGAAAGATCCTGGAACAACGCAATCTGAAAAATATAGAGCTGAAGGTATTGAAAAAGTTACTACTATGCAGCAAAAGCTAGCTTTAAGTTCTAGAAATTTAACTGATGCTGAAAAAGAAGCATATCAAGCAAAAATTAAAGCTGTATAGGCAATGTATGAAGAAATTGAAGCAGCATAGAAGTTAGTTGAAAAAAAGGAAGCATTAATTAAAAGTCTAACAAAGCAAATAGGTCTTGAAGCTCAAGAAAAAGCAGCGCAAACGGCTACTGACTATCAAGAAAATTAGGACGCACGAGATGCTCTGAAAGGCAAGATTAGTAGCATTGAATCGAAATATTCAGGCGATAATCAAGATGGTATGAGTGATGAAGACGTTGCTATTTTAGAAGCTTGCAAAGAAAAGATGACAGAATTAGAAACTGAAGCTGTTATTTTAAAAGAAAAAGTTCAAAAAGCGTTTAGTATAGAAGGAAAAGATAATACAAAAGATATATTTAGTGAGGAAGGACGAATAACAGATAATCTAAAAGAGAAATTAACAGAAGTTAGAAAAGAATCTGAACGTACTGCAAACTCATACACAGAATAGCGTAAAAAATATGCTCAGCTAGATAATTTAAAAACTAGTATTTCAGGTTAGGCTAAGGCTTGGAGTGATAATGCTAAAGAAATTGAAGGTAATTCAGAAAAAACTGACGAATTAAGAGCTAATATGAAAGCTTATGTAACATAGATTCAAAACACTTCAGAAAGTATGGGAAACGTAATACCTAAAGATTAGTTTGATGAACTTAATAAAGTATTAAATAATAATGAAAGTGATGTAAAAAAATTAACAACTGCTTTTGATGATTTTGCCAAATCTGTTGATAAATCTGTAGATCCTGCAATAGAAAAAGCAAGTTCAGAGACAGAAGAATTTGAATAGAAATTGTAGGGCATGGGAGTTAGCTCAGAAACAATAAATGAATTGTCATAGAATGTAACTGGATTAGAATAGTCAGTAGTAAAAGTTTCTAATGCCGCAGAAAATGCGAGAGGAGCAAGTGAGGACATACCAAAATCTACAGCTCATATTTCTACTGGTATTATGCAAGTTAGTTCTGCACTTATGAGTACTATTACTCTTATCAATTCAATCAAAAATGCTATTAATACTATTAGTGATGATTCAGCTACAGCTTTAGAGAAAATCGGTGCTGGTGTTAGTGCTTTTATGTCAGCAAGTATGTCATTAAATAGTGTTTTAGCTCTTGGCAATACTTTAAGTCAAACGAGTTTAGGGCTTAAAGTAAAAGAGAACTTATTATCAAAAGCTTCTACTTCATCAAAAGTGGCAGAAACAGCGGCAACAGGACTCGCAGCTAAAGCCTAGGTGTTTTTAAATACAGCAATGGAAGCTAACCCAATGGGAGTTGTTCTTGTTGCAGCTGTCGCTTTAGTAGCAACAATAACTGCTTTAGGTGTTGCGTTATATAAAGTTGCAACTGCGGAATCTGAAGAAGAAAAAGCTGCAAAGAAAACTGCTGCAGCTTATGAAGATGCTCAAGAAGCTGCGACTGCTGCTAAAGAGGCTTATAACACTTTAACAGATAACTTAGATGCTTATGATGATTTAATAGAAAAATTAAATGAGTGTACAAAAGGTACTCAAGATTGGGCAGATGCTTTTGACAATGTCCGTGAAAAGATTTTAGAGATTATAAAAGAATATCCAGAATTATTAACTTATAGTAATTTATATAATGATGATGGAACTTTAAATGAAGACATTTTATCAGAAATCGAAGCTAAATATGAAATGGTAAAAAATGCTACTTCATATGCAGAGCAAATGATTTATAGTAAAAATTTACAATCAGAAGCTGATGTGACTTCGTCTAATCTTTCTTCAGATTTATATAATAATTTAGTAAATTTTGGTGGTATTAAAAATCTTTCTATAGATTCTGAAGATTACTATTAGGATTATACAGCTGATATTTGGACTGCTATTATAAGTCAGTTAGATGATTTACAAGGATTAGATCCAGGACAATTTTCGGATAAATTAACTGGTATTATTGAGAGCGTAGTTGGAACAGATACAGAATTAAGTGTCCAAGTTAGTGATATCGTTACAAGTTTAATGGATTATCAAGATGATATTAATGAATTGGCTAATCAAACACAAAGCGCTGCAAATGCTATGGCAAATAGTGGTAAAATTGTTGCATCAGAATATTATTCTTCACAAGGTATTGACGCGAGTGCAGCACAAGAAACTTTGTTAGGACAATCTTACACTTAGACTTATGATGAAGAATTTAACAAAATTAAAGATTGGTCTAAGGGAAAAAATAGATGGAGTGCAACTGATAGTGAATTAGAGGAATTGTGGGAAGAATATAAAGCTGCCACTGGAATTGATTATGAGTTAGATGATAATGCAATTCGAGGAAATGACGATAATCGTACTATTGCTTATGTTGATACTAGTGGAGATGAAGATGAAACTAAGACAATTTCTATAACAGATCTTGCTAATGAAGTAGCTGCATATAGAGCTCTTGAAGCATTAGGAAAATCTGCTGAAGAAGTAGCAACTACTTTAGGCGCTTTAAAATAGAATGCTGGAGATGCTGCTTTAGGTATAGAAGATTGGATTAGTTCTGGTAATCTTGAAAGTATGACAGAAAAAGAATTTAGCAGCATGGGTATAACAGATGAAGATGGCAATATAATAAAAGATGATGAAACTATATCTAATTATTTACAAAATATTTTTGGTACAGATGAGGAAGGATTACAATCTCTTTTAGGTGAAGATTATCTAACTAATTTTAAAACTGCTGTAACCAATTATAGTACTGCTTTAGGTTCTTTTATGGATGGCATGCTTGAGACCACTAAAAAAACTTATGAAAATATTAATGATACAGATCAATTATCATTAAGTACTCAAAAAAGTATCGCAAGTTTATTAGAAGATGCTATTGTTGCTGGTGGAACTGAAGGTGGAAATGCTTTAGTTGATGTTTTAAATTCAATGAATACAGATGATATGACAGATTTTGTTTCTATGGTTTCAGATGTAGATTGGGACACTGTTACATTAGCTGAATTTAAAAATTTAATGGCAGATAGTGGAATTACTATTAAAGCCACTGATGAAGAATTAGAATCTTTAATAGAGGTTATGTCAAATGATTTAATTTCTACTTTTGATGAACTTGCTGAAAAATATAAAACTGTTTCTGATATTGTTAGTGGACTTTCTGATGGAGATACAATTAGTGCTGAAAATTATGAAAAGTTAGATGAAGTGTCATAGACTTATTTTACTCGTATGCTAGATGGTACTTATAAGTTAACTAGTGCTGCTGCTGACTTATAGAAATATACTTAGAATTTAGCGATTTCGTAGTATCAAGAAAGTATGACAGCATTAACTGATCAAAATGCTGAATATCGTAAAATTCAGGGATATGATTTCACAGAATTAATGTAGTCATAGTATAAATATGCAGAAGATAATGAAGGTAATCAGATTAATGATAAATATGTTTATGACAGTGAAGATGTATCAAAACAATTAGAGGTATTAAAAGAATTAAATGGAGCGACTGAAGAGCAAATTGCATTATGGCAAGAAGAATATGATTCTGGAACAATGCAATTATCAAGTCTTCGCGAAATAAGTACAGCGGTTATAGGATGTAAAGATAGCTATGATGCTTTAGACCAAACAATAGCAGCCAATGAAAGTTCAATACGTGAAATGGACATTGCAATTGCAATGTCTTATGATAATCTTGATGATCTAAAAGAAGCATTAGATTAGGGAACAATTAGTGCAGAAGCTTTTACTGAAGCAGAAGAATAGTTATATTAGGCAGAGCGCACACAAGATTTAGACACTGATGAAATCGCGAATTATGCTAAGTATCTTTAGAAAACAGTCGCAGGATTAGAAGATAACGAAGATGCTGCAAAAGATTTGGCCACTTAGATTTTGCGTATGAATAAAGGCGTTGAAACTTTATCAAGCAATTTTGATGATTGGTCAGATGTTTTAAAAAATTCTGATGCTGCTAGTGAAGAATATTATGAAGCATTAACTAGTTTACGTTCTGCAATGAGTGATCTTTTAGATGTTAGTGAAAACAGTTTGTCTGATGCTTTTTTAACAGATGCAAATAATTTAGCTTTAATGGAATAGGCCGCAACAGGAGATGAAGCTGCTATTGATTCATTGCGAGAAGCAGCTTTAGAAGATATTATTACGAATATTAAAACTGAACTTGATGGTACGGCTCTTGATACTTTTTCTGAAGAATATAATAATATACAAAATACATTAGCTGATAAAAATCTTGAAGTTGGAGCCACTCTTGATGATAGTAAATTTATTGAGAGTTGTAATGCAATGATTTTGGCTGCCGGTTTATCGGCAGATGAAGTTAATGATTTATTTTCTGGTATGGGTTATGATGTAACTTTTGATGAAGAACCTCAAGAAGTTTCTACAGCCATTCCTCAATATACAACAACTCATAAAATTGGAAATCGACAAGAAGAAGAAATTAATGGTTAGATTTATACAACATACGATGAGATTACAGAAACAAAATAGACTGGTGTTAGATATGAAGATGGTGAAACTACTGCATTTGCAATGTAGACATCTAACCCAGGAACTACTGCAGTCCCAACAATTAAATCTATTACAAAAAAAGCTACAGCTAGTTATAATAATAGTTCATCTGTGAATGCAGGAGGAAGTGGTTCTAGTAGTAGTAGCGGAAGTGGTAGTTCTAGTAAAGTTAGTAAAATTGATAAAACTAAAAAATCTGATATTGTTGAACGATATAAAGAAGTAACCGATACATTAAATGATATTGCTAGAGCATCTGATAAAGCTAGCAAAGCTATGGATACTCTTTATGGTCAAAAACGTTTTAATAATATTAAAGAACAAATCTCTTTATTAAAAGAATAGAATGTTCAACTTTAGAATCAGGCTGATCTAGCTAAACAATATGCTGCAGAAGATCTTAAAACTCTAAATGCTGCTACAAAGGATGCTTTTGAAGAAGCTGGATATACTGGTTTCACTTTCACTATTGATGAAAATGGAAATATTAGCGATTATACTGAAAAAATGACTACCTTACAAGAAAAATACGCTAAGATGGTCAATGACTATAATGCTACATATGCCGGGAAAGAAACGAGCGATGCGGCGACCGCAGCGAAAGAAAAAATTGATGATTATAAGAAATTAATTGACGCTGTCGAAGACGCAAGAGGAGATTATGAAGACAGCGTTGATAAAATGCAAGAGTCTGTAGATTCTATTGATGATAATGTAAGAACTATTCAATCTCTTAATTATCAGTTATTAACTGAAGAATTTGAAGCTAAATTACAGTTAGATGAAAATGAAAAAACCCGGATTGAATATTATATTGATAAATTCTCAGATAATGTTTATAAACTCAGTGAAGCTGCCGCAATGCTAGAGTCGTCAGTAGGAAATGCTAAGGATGAGCTAAAAGAATATGGAGACCGCTGGGATACATTAAAAGAAGAATATGCAGCTGGAAATATCAGTGATGCTGATTACGCTTCTGATTTACAAGAAATATATGATGGGATATATAGTAAATTAAGTGATTTAAACAAAGTAGACAGTTAGATGTTAACTTATTATGGTGATGCATTAAGTTCTATTAATGAAGAGTTAAGTAATTATACCAATCATTTAAGTAATTTAACATCAGTATTATCGCATTATCAAAAGATTCTTGAATTAACTGGTTAGAGTAAGAATTATGCAAAAATCAATACTCTTTTGGAAGGTTAGCTAGAAACATAGATGAATAGCTATAACGTTGCTAAAGCTAATTATGAGATGCTTGAAGATCAAAGAAAGAGCGTTGAAGAATAGATGAAAGGGCTTGATTCTGAAGAAGATGCAGCTCAATTAGAAGTCTTACAATAGAAATGGTATGATATTACTGAAGCAGCTGATGAAGCTAAAGAAACTATGTTGTCTGCGGCAGAGAGCGTTGCTGAAGTTGTAAATTCTAAATTGACCAATGCTCTATCAGAAGCAGCTGATGAACTTGAACGTTTGTTGACTGATGGTTTAGGATTTGATGAATTAAGTAATTCATTATCTAGAATTTCTACCAATCAAGACGAGTATTTAACAAAGACTAATTAGATTTATGAAACTAATAAAATGTTAAATCAGTTAAGTCAAGATATAGAGAAAACAGATAATGCGGCCGCCAAAAAGAAATATGCGGCATTCGCTCAAGAGATCGAACAACTCCAGTAGAAAGATGAATTAAGCAATCTTGAATTAGAGATCGCGCAAGCTAAATATAAAGTCTTACAAGCATAGATTGCTCTTGAAGAAGCTCAAAATTCTAAATCTACCGTTCGTTTAAGTCGTGACTCAGAAGGTAATTATGGTTATGTATATACTGCCGACCAAGATAAAGTGTCTAGCGCGCAATAGGATTTGGCTGATGCTGAAAATGAATTATATAATATTCAATTAGATGCTGCCAATGAATATGGTGAAAAAGTTATTCAAGCGCAACAAGATTTAGCTAATGCATTAATTGAAATTGAAACTAAACGTCAAGAAGACTCCACTTATTCAGAAGAAGAATATCAATCAGATAAAGCAAGAATTGTTTCTGAATATACAGATTTAATAACTACTTATTCTAAGTTATATGGTATTGCTCAGGAAGAAGATTCACGAGTTGTTGAAGATGCTTGGATCAATGCCTATAGTGATATTATCAATTCTGGAGATAGTTGGCAAAATGCAGTTACTCAATATGTGGATAAAGTTGATACAGCTTTTTAGACTTGGGAAGCAGATATGGAACCAGTTAGAAAAGAAGTTGGAGACGACTTAGATGATTTAGAAGATAATGTTAAAGATGTTACTACTGAGAGTACTACATTAGCGAATACAGTAATTAAAACAGTAATTCCTGCATTAAATGAAGAAATTAAGAAAGTTGATGAAACAACTGCTAGTTATGCAGCACAGAGAGCAGAGTTACAAGAACTAATTAAAAAATATGAAGAATATGCAGAAACGGTAGGAAAAGATATAAAAACTGCTCAATCACTTGGTTATTAGTCTGATATAGATTATAATTCTTTAATGTAGACTTATTTAGCAAGTGGCGGCACTAAAACTGATGCCGTATTCCAAGAATTATATAATCAAAGAGAGAAAAAAATTGCTGATTTAATAGAGAGTAAAGGCGAAGAAGCTGCAAAAGCATATTATGGTTCAAGCGGCACAGATTTTACAAATAGTATAACCGCAAATGCTATTTATAGCGATGAAAAGATGAAAGAGTTGCTAAAAAAAGCAGGTATTCAAGGATACGACACTGGTGGTTATACTGGCTCTTGGGGTTCTGAAGGAAAACTCGCTATACTCCATGAAAAAGAGCTAGTACTCAGCTCTGAAGATACTTAGAATCTATTAAACGCAATTGATATGATTCGTTAGATTTCTAATGCAATTGATTTAAATGCGAATTGGGCTAGCTAGTTAGCTAATTTGAGTGCTGCAACAATTTCTACAAGTCAAGGAACAATAGAATAGACTGTTACTATTACAGCCGAATTCCCGAACGCAACTGACCATACTGAAATTGAGGAAGCATTTAATACACTTATTAATCGAGCAGCGCAATACGCTAATCGTTCATAAATATAGGGAGATGGTTTATTCCATCTCCCTTATTTTATTTTGGCCTAATAACGTTAAAATACCATTTTTAGTTTTTAAATAATATTAGATTAAGGAGAGAAAGGAGGACATATAATGGTAGATTATGCTGAGATATTATGCCAAAGTGTTGATACAATTATTTCTAAAAAGTTAGAAGGAATTAATTTTGATACAACATTAACTTGCACAATTACCAATATAGATAATGCAGAACTTGGACAATATACTGTTACTAATGGCTCTGCTACTTTTACAGCATATTCAACAAATACTGATTATAAAGTAGATGATACTGTTTATGTCACTGTTCCTAATGGAGATTTTAACTAGCAAAAAATTATTATTGGCAAACAAGTAACCGAATCAAGTGAACCTTTTGTGTTTACCAATCCTTTTAAAACTATACTTGATGTTTCTAACAACTTAATTATTGGAAATATAGGAGAAAAAGGACTAGTAGCGAATGGTTCTATTGAAGAAGTTTTAGTTTGGGAAGATACTTTTTATAATAAGGAATTAAAAGATTATACTCGTTTAGGTTTGTCTGCCGATTTTAAAACTTGGCTAAGTAATACTGTTACGGGAACTTATGGATTAAAATTAGTTGTATTTTCAGAAGAAGAATTAACAACTTCTTTAAATGCGGCTTATGCTGGAATATATGATATTTTAGAGAATAATGATGATTTAACTGACCAATATGAGAAAATGGAAAAATTTTATGATATTGGCTGGGGTACTAATGATGTTATTACTTTTGAAGAATTCAAAGAAAAATCATTAGAAGATAAGAAATCATACATTCAAGAACTGATGGCTTCTGGAATCACTAAGTATGAAATGTATTTATCAACAGAAGATATGTATGGTAATCCTTATAATTTTGAAACTTATTTTAATCAAGAAAAAGTTTTTGATATTAGTTCTTTTGGCAGAATACTCAAAATGGAATTGTATTTCTATTAGACTGCGGGGACTTTTTTTGATAATAATGGAGAGTTAATTGAACATCAAGATTTCTTAGGGAATGATTTAACTCCTAATATTTTTGTAAGAGAGCCATATTTATGTATTGGATATGATTTAAATTCTTTTTTAAGTGAAGAAGCTATTTTATATACGCTTGATTCTTCTACTTATATTGCAAGTACAGCGGTTTCTGATGTTGATAATTTAAAAAATATTCAATTAAGATGGTTGCATCAATTCTCAGATAATACAATTGCGCAAGTAGATGTTAATACTGAATTAGATTACGATGTGCGCTGGTACAGATATAACTTAGGAGCGCCTTCCGCAGACGAATATTCTGGAGTCTATTGGGAAAGAACTAATCTAGAAAAAGTCGAGACTAATACAGAAGAATTAGAAGTTCTTGATAAAATTAAAAACTATCAATTATTATTTCACTATGAAAATAATAATATTAACAATTCAGTTACAAATGAATATACTTATTATAAAAATTTTAAACCCGGATATGATGATGGTAATGGTGGAGAGATTATTCCTACAAACTCTTTGTCGGTTATAAACACATACTCATATTTAAACTATTGGTCATCACAATGTTTAGATTATTATGGATTTTCTTCTGATTTTGCTTAGCACGCTTTTGTAGGATGGACAACAGACAGTATTTAGGTAACAGAAGACCAAGGGTGGGAAGACTTATTTGAAAGAGGCTTTGTATATCATAATAAGTCGTGGAGTTTACAAGACTATTACACTAAAAAGACTTTCTCTCAAAGCGGATGCTTGCATAGGGTAGGTTTTTGGGAGTTATTTACTGTAGCTTATAGATTTTATTGGTTATATCCTGATAAATTTGAGAGATTAGGAGTTTCCAATATTTGGAAAACTGGTGGATAGGCAAATCCTTCTGTATGGGAAAAATACGCTGGAAAAAATTTATATGAAGATTTATCTTATAGCGGTAATAATCTTTTAGATAATAACAGTGGGACACTTTTCACTTTAAGCACAATGAATACACCTTTAAGAAATCTTTTTACATATTTCACTTAGAGCTTTGGGGAGTGGGATTATGTGCAAGATGATTATGGTTTACGCGATTTTAGACCAAAAGATGATGAATTATATGAGCAATTATATAATGAAGTATTAAATTTATATTCTAAAATTGACAATCCTACATATACTGTAATTATTAAACCGGATATTTTTTCTTATCAATTGCAACCTGATTTAACTTTAAGCGAAGAAAAAATTAAAGTTATCATTTTATATGAAAATACTCCAATCCGCAGTAATGTATTAACATTTACAAATGAGCGAGAAGTTGTGAATCAAGTAACTGTTGATGTAACTTCCGCAGTTCAAATTGTTTGTAATGATGGTACTTATGGAAATTATAGAATTTATAATGAAGGCAATGAATTATTAGATTCTAGTCAAAGCAAATATTGTAGAGAATTATTGTGTTGCTTTGATTCTTCAAATTATCCTGATGAAGCAAGCGCTTTAACAGAGGCTACTTCTATTACTTGGATTTTCCCTGCGACGAACACTATGTTGCGGGCCGCAGATGACACTGGAACGGTATTAGATTATACTTCTTTAGCAAAAGCAGCATCTAGTTCCAGTAATGGAATCGTAGAAATTACAAGTGAAAGTGCTCACATTATTTATAATAGTATTTTAAATTAGATTAGTATTACAAGATATGCGGGTGCTGATGGTGTTTCTATTGACCCAAAATAGTATTATTATATTTATAGTTATTTTTCTACTGCCTATAGTAATAACACTATTCAATGTGAAGTTGTAAAAGATAGTGTTACTTATTATGGAGTAAAAGAATGTACATTTGGTATTGCTGGTACTTCTGGTACTGATTGTACTTTAATTATTGATTTTGATAATAATGAAACTGCTGTTACTATTGGTGGACAATATTTGGATAGTTTTTCAAATAAAATATCTTCTTTTAAAACTCCAACATTAACTGCAAGATTATATGACTCTGAAAATAATCCTATTGATTTAAACGATCGCACTTCCGGTAAAGACTATACTTTTGAATGGTCTTGGTTCTGCGCTCAATAGAATATTGAAGCGGTTGATGAAAGTTCTCTACCCAAAACAACTGAATATAAAGTAATATCTTTAACAGAAAAAAGTTTTAATGATAGTACAACAACTTATTATACAAAAAATAGTGATTCTGAAGATTATGTTGAAGCAGGAACTTATAAGTCTACTGAAACTTATTATTTTAAACAAGATTCTGTTGTGTATGATGCTGTAGACCCTGATGATTTAAACTATTATATAAAAATTGTTGGGGGTACTACGGAATAGGTTGAATTACAGCTTAAAAACGAAGCTGATTAGATTACTTATACCTATACTGATGAATCGGATAATATTATACTAGATGAAACTAAAAATACATCTTTGCAAGATAGAATGAATAGCTTGTGGATATTACAAGTTAAATTAACTGGTTGGGGAGATTATGACTTAATTGCATATAAACCAATTCCATTAAGAAGATATTATCCTGATAAATAGTATTTATGTATTACAGGACCAACTTCAGTAATTTACGCTTCTACTGGAGAGCCAAATTATTATAAAGACCCTTATAAAATCTGGTTAGCTCCAAGAGAAGATAATATAACAGAAGATGGTGATTGGAGAATCTTTTTACCGTCTTATACTTTAACAAAAGATGGAAGTAATTCTTCTGAAAAAGATTCTAAATATGTCGGTTCACTTTCTTCTAATAATGTATTACAGCCTTTAAATTGTTATGTTACAGATGCTCCATAGTATGGAGTCCAATACACTGATTTAGTGTATGGATTAATTACTTGGACATAGCCTATTATAACAATATAGAACAATTATCCATCTGCAATGCTAAATCAATGGAATGGTTCTGACATTGTTATGGATGATGAAACTGGAACAATTATTTCTTCTGCGATTGCGGCCGGCCGCAAAGAATCTGATAACACGTTCAGTGGAGTTATGTTAGGTGACTGGTCACGTTCTAGTGTAGAATCTGCAATAAGTTCTTAGACTGGATTATATGGCTTTCATCATGGTGGTATGAGTTATGCTTTTAAAGATGATGGTACTGGTTTTATCGGTAAAGCTAATAAAGGTAGAATTTACTTTGATGGTGAAGGATCGTAGATTTATTCTGAAGAATGGTTAACTTCAAATGGAAAAATCGGAATGTTACTTGACCTTGATGATGGTTATATTTATATGAACCAAGGCGGAGGATATGATGCAAAATATCCAACGCAAGAAGAATTTAGTGAAGATACTTATTATGAATTTATTTCTTATCAACGAGTAGCAAATCATTCTTCTATTGATAAAACTAAAACTTATTATTTACCATATACGTTTTTAGCTGTTGAACTAACAACTTCTTCTTATGTATAGAATAAATATTTTACTTACACTAAAACAACAAAAAGTGAAACTTTAGCATTGTCAGAAATTGAAGATGATCTTGATGATACAAAACATATAGTTAATACATCAAGAGTATCTGATTCAAATGAATATGTTATCACGACTAAAGATTATACAGAGAATGAGCTAAGTTCTGATACAACTGAAAGTGAAAGCACTGCTAAAAAATGGAAACGCGAAACCACTGTTGAGACTTATAAATTAGCCACATCAGAAACTTTTAATTCATCTGCCACTTATTATAAAGTAAATAAATATTCAAAAGCTACTGATGAAGAATTAGATTATTTTAAAGCCACAGATTATTTTTATATTTATGTAAATGATTATGTAATTGCAAATGTTTTTGACATAGATACACAGTATTATTTAAAGACTACTGATGAATCCCCGCACTATATTACTTTGAGTAGCCAAAAAAGTGAAACTTATCCTTTGGCTATTGGAACTAGTCAAAGCACATCTGATAGAACTTTTAGAGTTGCGTGGGATGGCACTACTCACATTAATAATGGATATTTTACTGGTGAGATTAATGCTAAATCTGGTACTCTTGGTAATTTGACTGTTACTGGTACTCTTTATGGTGGAACTATAAGTGGTTCTTCAATTTATAGCTATTATTTACAATGTACTAATGGAGATATTGGAGGATGGAAAGTCTCAAGTACCAGTCTTACTGGAGGAACAGTCGCTTTAGATTCTACACATGGTATTTTGTTAAAAGATGCTTATTTGTATATAGCTCCTGAAAATGGAAGTTTTACTAATTATTATGGTAAAGTAGGTTTTTTAGAAGCGGAAACACTAAATGCAGAAGATAATAAACAATCTGAAGGTGTTGGATGTCTTTATGAAAGTAGTAAAATAAAATCTTAGATTAAATGTACATCTATCAATAGTGGTTTAAGTTTTTATGATTCTAATTCAGGAGAAAAAATTGGAGGATGGCTTTCCATTTCTTCAAAGGCTATTAGTTTAGGAACTACGACAAATATGACTATTTATCTTGGTTCAGCTAACACAGCTCTATTAAAATGTCAAGTTCCAGCTGAACAACAAGAAGGTATATACGCAAGATTTGGATAAATAAAATTTGCTTTTAGGAAAATTTTTTGGTATAATTAAATTATCAAGAGAGAGAAAGGAGTTATTAATATGACACAAGAACAGCTAACTCAACTTACTCGTATTTTTAATACGCTTTTGAATGTCCGCACTAGTGGCGAAGACACTCTTCTGATGTCTGATTGTGTACGTGCTTTGCAGCAAATGATTGTTGAGGAAAACAAAGCAGCTGAAAATAGTAGTATAAATGTGGAGGGATAATGCGAAATGAGTAAATTGTACCCACCATATATTGAAGGTACCATTCCCGCATTTTATACTGATAGTGAAAGAGGAACGGTTTTAACCGTTCCTTTTTCTATGAATAAAACTGTTAGTAAAAATTCTGTAACTGGATTTCGAGCTAAAATAAAAACGGTTTAGAGTGGTACTTTTTTGTTATCTTTGTCAGATTATGCATTTGATATTGATGAACAATATGTTGAATTTAAACTTACTTCGCAGTAGACAGAAAAATTAAATCTTGGTCAATATTATAAAATTCAAATAGCATATGATAATAACGGCGAAGAAGGCTATTATTCTACTGTAGGAGTAACTAAATATACAACCAAACCTGATTTAACAATAGAAGGATTAGGTATTAACGCTATTAACCTTCATCAGTATACTTACACTGGTTGTTATTCACAATTAAACAAGGACACAACTGAAAAAGAATATTCTTATCAGTTTATTATATATGATGATAATGGTAGTATTATTGACGATAGTGGAATATTATTACATAATAATAGTAATGATATTAATTTTTATGAGTCATATGATACTTATTCTTATTTATCTGATTTAACAAGTAATAAATCTTATTATTTAATATATAAAGTTATTACTATAAATAATATGGAAATATCTAGTTCAAGATACCGTATTATGCAAAAACAATCTATTACTCCGCAAATTAAGGCAACACTTACTGCAGAACTAAATTTTGATA